GCCTGTGGCATAGAGATTACCATCTATCTTGATAGCCTTGTTGGTCGCATCATACGTGAGCTTGATTCCGTGGAAGGAGATAGCACCCTCGAATGTAGCATCGCCCGATACACCAAGTTTGGAAAATGGTGCGTTTGGCTTCAGCGACACAAGGTCAGCAACGCTCGTTCCTGCACTTCCTGCCTTCCAAGTCGGCTCGAAGAAGGTGAGGTATGCGCCAAGATTCTTCTCACTGATGATGAAAGATGTAGGGTCTGCGTGAACCTTTCCGTCCACGTCCCACCAGATAGCCCCGTTGGCAAGGTAGCCAGAGCCATCGAAGCGGACGAGAGATGTTGCAGGGGTAAGGCTTCCGCTATTGTAGTCCTTATCCACCATCTGACCGCCCCACCAAGTTGCGATACTCTTCTTTCCTCTATTCGGGTCTATAGCTCCGTTGATACCGCTCTGAACGTTTCCCTCTGCGTCTCTCAAAGCGAGGAGTGTTGTCATCACAAGACCACCATCAATATCTGTAGTCTGACCGAGCGCATCCTTGATATACTTGTAACCTGCAAGGTCAGTAATATTCTGCTTCAAGTCACCATAAATCTTGCTAGTTATATAGGCGTTCGCCAAACCCAACTTGTCGTAAAATGCGCTGTATGCGGACTGAAAGTTGGTGAACTTCGTTCCCACGGCTGAGACGATAGTAGCCTTGCCGTTAGTATCAGACGCATTGTATCTCTTAGAAATATCTGAGAGATACTTGATGAGTTCCGTCTTGGCAGTAGAGAGGGTAGTAAAAGCAGTATTAAGGTCGGTGAGTTCTTTTGTACTCTTTAACACCTCTGCTCCATTCACTTCATTGTACGACTTCTCGGCAGCTGCGAAAGCATCTTCAAGTCGCTTGGAATCCTGCGCCATAGCCGCAATCTCAGAAGGCTCTAGATAGCCATCTGTAACGTAGCTGTCGAAAGCCTTCTTGTTGCTTGTAACGGTCTTGCCGAGATTCGTAACATTCGTCTGTGCGGTATCTGCCGCCTTCTTCGCCTCTTCCGCTGCCTTCTTTGCTGCGTTCGCTACAGTATCGTCTGTGTACTTCACTTTCTTAGTCCAATCGGCTGCGCTGAATGAAGCATTGGTCTTGGTTGCCACGACAAGCTCGCCCTTGGAATATGCCACACCACCGAGAGTATATGCTGCCTCCAAAATCCAGAGGTCACGTTCCTCATAGGATGCAGGCTTGCTTACATAGATGCTGGATTTGCCATCTATCTTGTCGAAGACCTCGGTAGGCACGTCCTGTTTGTCCCATTTCGCACCATTCCAAAAGAAAGTCTGGTTGTTGCTTGTGTTATACCACAGGTCGCCTTTGTGCTCCTTCTTGGCATCATCGGTAGTCCAAGATGCACTCGGGTCGGTTGACTGATACCAAGTCTCAGCCTTCTTGTCGAGCTGGTCTCGTATTCCATTCAAGCTTTCCTCTATGGTCTTGGCGAATGCGTTGAGGTCTGAATCATTAGCTTTTACCCATTCTGATGAGGTGAAGCTGCCAGTGGCTCTACTCTTAACGCACACCATCAGAGTCTTGCTATCATCTCCGCCGCTAGCCCACAAATCGCCCTCGTCATAAGGAACAGTAGGCTGAGAGGTGAAAACGGTACGCTTTCCATCTGCCGTGTCCTGCGCCTTGCTTGCTGCGGTCATAGCAGTGTTGATGTCGTTATCCTTGATTCTCGCCCATGCCGTACCCGTCCATCGGTATGTGTAACCATTTGACGTATTGTAGAACAGGTCGCCAGCGTGCTGCGACTTCAACGTATCGGTAGTCCAGTCAGAAGCAGGCTTATTCTGAGTAGTAGGAGCATAGTTGTAGAACCAGGTCTCCACCTTCTCATCAAGCTGCTCTTTGTAGCTAGCCATATCGTTCTTGTACTCTTCCTTGAAGGTATTGAGGGCAGAATCATCGGTGTACTTGGAAGCCTTAGTCCAGTCAGCGATGGCAAATGACGAACCTTTTGCCTTGGCAGTCTGGCAGCGCAGGATTTCATTCTTGTAGATGCTGCCATCTGTAGGATAGGTAGCGTTTACCCAAATATCGCCCTCGTCATAAGGAACAGTAGGCTGAGCACTAAATACCTTCATCTTGCCATCTGCGGTCTCCTGTGCCTTGCTGGCATCGGATAGAGCTTTGGCGATGTCGGTATCTGTAATGATAGTCCACTTATAGGTGTTTCCATCCTTGGCAAAGCGGTATGCCTTGCCCGTCTTGTTGTCGTAGTAAAGGTCGCCGAGATGGGTATCTTTATCCTTATCGGTCGTCCAACTGCTAGCAGGGGCATTCTTCAAGGTAGGCACGCCCTCATAGAACCACGTCTCGATAGCTCCATCCACCTGATTCTGAAGGTCGGCTATCACCTGCGAGTTCTTTATGAGATTGTTCACCTGCTCTTCTGTCAAGCCCTTCGCTGAGTTCTCCTTGATGTACTGAGACAGTTCCTTGCCATCCACGGTTGATTTGGCTGAGATTTTGCCTTTAACAGATACCTGCTTGGCTGCGCTGTCATACTTGATGTAGCTACTACCCTCATAGCCATTCTCCTTTGTAGGTCGGTCTCCTACATACATATCGCCATAAACGTTGAAAAATGCCTTGTTGGTCTTCTTGTTTACACCATACTCTACGTACTCTCTGTTAGCAAAGGAATAGCTATTGATGCCGTGATAGAGGCTGACGGATGGCGAATAGGTATCTACCGCAGAGAAGATAAGACAGTTCTGACGGTCAACATCGGTTCTGTTACCACACTGGTTGAGCACATCGCCATTTGCAGGAATATCGCTTGCCGTAGCGCAATCGGTATCGGAGAGGTCGATGTAATGATACTTCTTACCTTCCAACTCCACAGGTTCCTCGTCACGACCGATTATCAAACGCCAGTAAAAGTGATTACCCACCTTATGGTAAGTGCCCTTGCGTACATTGAATGATTCCGAGCGCACTTGGTCGTTAACAGCGAAATCATTATCTACAGAATCACCTTCCTGCTCTGCTAAGAAATAGCAACGATAAGCCTTCTGTGACACATTATTATATGTCACAGTAACCTCTTCTACCTTGCGAGCCACCACGCCACCAGCAGGAGAGATAATCTCCTTGCCACCGATGGTGGAGGTTTTCTTGATGACCAGCTCCTCGAAGATAGCCTTCATTCTCACCTCAAGATAATCTGTGATGAGATGCGAACGACCTTCTGCATCGGGAGTCCACGAGCCGCCGTTCTCATTGTTGAAGTTACCGACAAGCAATCCACTTAAAAGCTTCTGAATCTTCTCCCAAGTGATAGTTCCGTGAGCGGTGTCGTCAAACTGCTTAGACAGGAAGTTATCACTTCCGTACTTTGCAATAAGGCTTCTTAGTTGAGAAACAGAATATCCACCTCCGTTACCGCTACTTCCTCCGCTTGCAATGATTGTCTGTACATCTTCTTTAAGCTGAGTGATAGTACCCTTAATCACTTGATTACCTAATGTAATCGTTTGTATGAAACCAAAATCAATATTGGTCGATAATTTCAATACTCTTGTTGCAAGTTCATATCCGTGTCCGTCCTTATACGTTACGCTCTGTCCTATTTGCAGTTCAGGATTTTCCTCCAAGAATACATCAGAATATGATTTAATCTCATAGTTATTCAAATCTGATAGTAATCGCACAATTCCCTCTTTTGCCTTTTCCAATAACCTATTTTGAGCATCCTTATAATAGATAGAATCGGACATGGCAATATTGTAGAGAACGGTAATATTGCACTTTAAAGAAGGCATACTTTCTCCACGAGGAATGAGCATATCAGCAGCATTTGTAGGTATGATAACTTCATTATCTTCTTGATAGATAATTTCGTAATCACCAGCCAATACGGAGAAATTACCATCACTAACATCGTCTGACGTGTGCGAAGATGATGCCTCTTTATGATAAGTAAGCTCAAATCCTACATATTCGCCATTAGAGCCACGTCCTGCAAGGGGAGTAGAAAGCGCACCCGTATTAAAATTAGCTTCGAACGAGCAGCCGATATTCTTTCCATTGATAAGTAAATCATCGGTAATCTGAAAGTCGTACCAGTAATGAGTAACGCCATCATCAACTGTTGTATTGATAATCGTCTTCCCTTCTACTTTTTCTGTTGTAGGATAAGCCAATCTCATATACCATACAGTGAAGGTCTTATATTCCTTAATAGACCCATCAGCATTATATGAGATAGGAATTTTCTCATTATTCTCATCAAGCACATACTTAACTCGCCCACGCACATTATATACATAGGTATTGAGCGAAGGGAAAATTTGAGAAAAATCAAGCACCTTCGTAAAGAGAGGCTCATTTATTTTATTCACTCTTAGGTCAAGTGTAGAATACTTATCAATAGAGTAGGAGAGTTCCTTTCCGTCTATTGATATTGTACCATTGCCCTCATCTAATTGCAGACGGATATCGCCAGATGATACATTCTCACCTTTGCTATTTACCTGTGTAATATTTCTTGTACCACCGAAGATAGAAAAAGCGTTATAATAGCTTTCCTTACTATTGCTAATATTTGGTACACCTACATTCTTTCCAACTTCCAAAACAACAGGAGTTGCGCCGACCAAGACTTTACCGATATAGATAAATTCATCATCATAGTCAATATGCCATTCACAGTTATCTCCGATAGCATTTGTAATCGCTGTAAGTGCAGAAATAAAATCGTTATCGCTGAATGATACATTGACGGTATTTGCCGTTACATTCGAAAAGATAACTTTCCATCCGCATTCGCCAAACATCAAATCCTTATTAAGGAAATCTGCAATCTTACCACTGAGAGCGGAAGTTGTGCCAACGAAAGACCATACATTTTGTTTTACCTCTACATTCTGTGAATTACGGGTATAGATAAAAAATGGGGTCTTAGACAGAATCATCTTTGGGTGCTGAAACTGAGGAGTGTACTTCCAAGAGCATTCATCTGTTTGAATAGGCTCGTATGATTCTAAGAGAAGGAACTTCCTTGTTACTTCTCTTACTTTGTCTATCTTATATGTATAATTAATATACGCACCAACGGGCAAAATAACTTTCTCAGCGGCGGAGAAAGACAGAGTAATGTAATCAGACTTAGACATTTCCTGTTCTCTCTTCGCCGCTGATGTTACTTCTGCTTGCATCAGCAATTTATCGTTTATATCATATATCTTAATCATAACTTAATTCTATCATTCGGGTTGTACTCCGTTAATTTGAGTACAAATTTACCTCTTTTTAGACCATAATCACCAAACTGCGAGCATTGCGTGTAAACAAGTTTAAAAACCCTCTTTAAGCGAGGAACTTTTAAGCAAAACTCACCCGAATAAGCTATCTTATTAAGAAAAGCTTCATATTTCTGCAAGTAATCTTCTTCTGAACCGCCTTCAAGAAAGAAAGAGATACTTACGTCACGCTTATCTTTCTTGGCATACCTTGATGTGGCGATAACCGATAGTCCATGCTCTAATCGGCTATTGTTCGTCACATAGCTTTTTACTGGTGCTGGGGTCAGCAAGGCTTCTCGCCAACCCCTTACCAATGTAATACCGAAAGTATCAAGGTCAACGTAAGCAGAATCCGCTTCATCGACCAATTTTATAAAAGCATCATTCTTCATAACTTAATACTTATCCTTCATTAATTTATACATACTTGCGATATCCTCACGTATCAATATAATAGGTGCAGTATTCTTGTTAATTGCTTCCAACTGCTCCAACCCCTGATACTGAATATCTCGCATTTCTGAGATATTGTTATATGTCTGTTCGGCATAGATGCGCAAAAAAGAAACATCAACGGCGATAGCTTTACGCACCTCATTACCTTGCTCTTGGGCAATCTGCACCGCATAACCGATACCGATAAGGCTGCTTGCTTGGTCTGCGGTGATAGCCTCGATACCTTTACCCGTTGCCGTCTGCTGAGATTGCGCCTCTTTATACCCTGTTATTGCAGCAATATTATCTCTTATCTTCAAACCTTCATCAACGATGTTATCATACTCTTTTTTAAGTATATCCAAATCGTCATTAGAGAGCTGTCCTTGCTTCATCTTATCTGCCCATTTTTCATAAAGGGCTTTAAGTCTCTTATTAGCAAGGTCATCAACGGCAAAGTTAAGCATAGACTTATTGAGCATCGTTGTGAAATCATTTGCGAAATCTTGCGCCGATTTACTCATATCCATAAGATTGCTGATAAAGTTGTCCTTTAACGAATCGAAGGTTGTCTGCGTAAGATTCTGATTGATTTTATCAGTCAGCTCTTCAAGCTTCTCGGCAAGGTCGGTATAGTTCTCCCAATACTCAGTTTTATCATACTTACCCTGGTCGGTCATATTCTTCCATACATCTTGGTTGTATGTGCGAATATCCTTCATCTGCTCTGGGGTAAGCTTATAAATATCATCCAAAGAACTTACCTTGTTTATCGTAGAATTAACATAACCACCTCTGACCGCTGATTGCTGTGCTAACGTGCGATTGATAGCCGCATAGTCCTGCGCCGACAGATTCCAATAATAAGCGTTAGAATGATGCGAGCCGTGGTAACCCATCTGTGATTGAAGAATTTCCATACTCTGCTTATTGATTTGCTTCTGTGCATCATATGCTTTCTGATAATTGCTGACGGCACTCATTCCCGAAGTCTTGTCAATCGAACTCTTCAACTGCTCAATAGAGTATTGCAATCGCTCGTTTGATTCTGTAAGGCGATTTGTTGTCTCCGCAACCTCCTTCGCATTACTTCCATTGCCGATACCAAGAGCACTACCAAGCGATTTGATAACCCCTACGCCGTTAATAGCTGCTCCGATATAGTTGCCCGTAGCAAAGTCTGATGCCGCTTGCGAACCCTTATTGAAGGCATCTGCACCACTTTTAAGCTTCTTTCCAAGGTCTGAATCACCGAAGCCGAGAGCATCAATCAATTCACTTGCTTCTTGTAGTTTCTTCGCAACATTACTGATGCTTTCCGCCCATTCGTTTGCAATCTCCTTAATAGACTTTCTTGCCTTATCTTGTGATACATTTGCATCTTCTTGTGCCTTCTTTACGTCCTTTGTTGCCTTTCCGACCTTTACCTCAGAAACAGCTAACTCGTCAAACAGACCTTTCAACTTAGATAGTTCTGCTTCACTGAAAAGGCTCTTATTTCCTAAGAGCTTTTCTTTATTTTGTGAAGTTATATCACCCGTTTGAACATCAACGCCCTTACTTCTGAATATATACTGGATATTCTCTTTAAGGTTTTCGTTTGACCTCTGTTCTTTATCAAGTTTGCCTTGTGCAAGATTCAACCTCTCTTGTGCGTAAGTAGCCTCTTGCAAGAGCCGATTATATTCACGCACCTTCTCGTTAGACCATCCCCACTTATCGGTCTGCTCTGAAATTGCATCATCAATCTTAGCAATCTGTTCTGACACAACCTTCATATCATCAATATCAAGAGTACCCGAACCGAGAAGGTCTTTGAGCTTTTTTCTTAGGTCTTCGAGATAAGATTTGCTCAATCTTCCCATATCAGAGAAAACAGAATCCCAGTTGATAGAATCCTTGAAATCATTAAAGTTGAGCTTCTTTAGCTGCTCTTCAAGGTCAGTTTTCAACTTTGCTTCCTCGAAAAGATTACCTTTAGCCCTTGCTTCTTTGATTTTCTCGTTATACTCCTCAACGATGGCGAGCTTCTGCTGTTCGAGGTTACCATACTCCTTCAGGTATTCACGATATGATTTTAATTCATCAGCATAAATCTCATTATTGTATGATTCTATGGTCTTCTGTTCAATGATGGTGTACTGCTCGGTAATCTTCTGAATATTCTTTGAATCAAGATGTTTCTTATCATCCCAAGTCTCAGCCTTACCACCCTTTGCCTTGATAACAGACTGCTGTGCGTCAAATTCAGCTTTCTGTCGGTCACGCTCTGCCTTGATAGCTGCATTCTTTCGCTCTTCAATCTGCTCAATTTCTTTGGATAGCTCTCTTTTGCGCTCGGCAATAACCTTCTCTTCGCCTTCTTTCATCGCCTTAATCTTTGCATCGGTTACCTCCTGTTCCAAAGATTGCCAAGCTTTTGCTCTTTCGTAAGCATTCTTATAGATAACATCATCAAGCTTCCCTTCTGCTGAATTAATCTGCTTCTGTTGAGTAGCATCTTTCTTAACATCCGATTTTGCTTTATTCGCTAGAGAACGTTTTGCTGCTTCCTCTTGTCTGATGAGCATTCTCTGTTCGCTATTCTGCTGAACTTGCGTTCTAAGAACCTGCATTCTAAGTTCACGCTCTGCGGCAATATCCTTCAAAGATTGAGTATGCAATTTAGCTTGCTTTTCATGTAACTCAACGAGCTGTTGCTGCTGCTTTATCTGAAAATCGTATTTCTGCTTAACAAGAGCCTTTGCCTCCTCAATGGCAGCGATTTTCTCCTTTCCTTGTAAGGTATATATTTTATTTCTTACCTCGGCAATTTTTCCATCAAGTTTGAGCTGAGTTTCCTTATTCTTATTGATAGCGATTTGCGTTTCTTGAATCTTACCTGCAAGAGAAGCCGCCTGCTCTGCCTTAGATAGTATTCCATTGAATGCCGCTCCTAACTTCTTTGATAAATCTTCATTAGTAAAAGCATCATAAGCAGTTTTAACCGCACCAATCGCCCCAGATACTCCCGTCTTGAATACATCAATAACAGTTTCGCCAGCACCTTTAATTCCATCCCAGGTTTTTTTGAGACCAGCAGTAAAGGTGTCCCAATCCATATTTAATACACCTTTTATGGTCGTTCCAAGACCACCAATAAGGTTCACCGCTGCTTTAACTGCGGTTTTAAACGTCTTCACGAAGTTATTACCGAAGTCACGAAGAGGAGCGTTTGGCTTAGTGAAGCACTTGTACAAGTACTCTCCGAAGATAATCACAATATCAGTGATAGACTTAGCAAGAGAACCAAAGTAAGCCATCAGCTTCGTATAGACCTTCTGCCCCTCTGCGGATTTAGTCATCCATGTATGCACCGCCTTGAAAGCAAGAGCGATTGCTGCAATTACCGCACCTACAGGCGTTGCACACATACCCCATAGAGCCTTTGTTACGGACTTAATAGCCGTAAGAGACCCCGTTACGGGAATACCAAGAGCCTTGAAAGCTTCGCCGACCTTACCAATCTCACCTTGCAACTTACCATTGGCAGTCATTACATTGATGATACCGTCTTTGAAATCACTTAGACCAGACTTTGCTTGTGCGAACTCCTCACTAAAACGCTGACCGATGGAAGAACCGCTTACTTTTGCTTTCAGCTCATCAATAGGTTGAGTGATTTTATCTTTTATGCTCTGTCCGAAATCGGAAATCTTCTGCCCGAAATCAGAAATCTGATTGCGCAATCTACCGATAAAAGTCTCTTCGTTCTTCTCACGGATAGCCTCTTGCAATACAGATATATTATTCTTTGTCTTTTCAATCTCAGACTGTAGTTTCTGCAAGTCTTCTTTCTGCTTTTCTCCAAGTGGCTTTCCATCCATCTTAGAAGCTTCTGCTTCTAAATCTTGCAATTTCTGCTTACTCTCATCAATCTTAGAAGTCAGTTCTGATAACGATGTGTCCTCAACATTGATTTTAACAGTTGATGTTGCATCAGACTGAACGATGGTTGAACCACCCTGAATCTTATTCGCAGCTTCGAGAAGAGCATTGTATTGCTGAAGGTCTGCATTAAGTCGCTGCTGTTCTGTTTGCCAATCATTGATTTTTGATTGAAGGGCATCAATATTTGCCTGTGCTTTCTCAATAAGCTGATTGTAATAGTTAGCACCATTTCCCGTTTCGTTATCCGCAGCAGAAAGATTTGCAAGAGCATTCTTGTAGCTCTCAATCTTTGATTTCTGTACCTCAATCTTCTTTGTTGCCTCCTCAATATTTTTGGCAAAATCAGTCGTGCTAAGTTTGTTCTGAATATCTTCAATGGTCTTCTCGTACAACTTCATATCCGCTTTCAGCTCCTTTGCACTCTCGGATTGCATTCGTTCAATCTCTGCACGACCCGAAGCAACGGAAATATATTGCTGCAAAGCTTCTGTCAGATGTCTAGTTGCCTCTACGTTCTGATTTTCCGCTTCGGCATTCTGTGTTGCCGCCTCGGCATTTGCTACGTGAGCAGCTGCTTCTGCTGATGTAGCGGTTGCTGCCGTTGTAGCCGTAGCCCCTACGGCAATATTCGTTGCGGATTGGACACCATTTGCGCTTGTGCTTGCAACGGAGAAAGCACTCAACGCTTGATACGCACCATTTACCTGAGAGATAGAGTTTCTCACACCATCATAAGATTCAACAAGGTCTTTTACATCACCTTTCGCCAATTCCAAAGAATGCTTTTGAGCATCAATCTGCTTAGTAAGCGAACCGAATGCCTCTGAACCTTTTTCCGTCTTAACTAACTGCTCGTTAAGTTTACCGATAGTACCTTCAATGGTTTCTACTCGTTTATTGGCAGTATCAATCATTTCTGGTACTACCTGTATCCCCTTTGTGGCTTCATCCATAGCAGATTTGAGAACCTGCATAGCCTTGGTGGTCTTTGTTGCAAGGTCTTCATCGGATTGCGCCACATCGTTAAGTGCCTTATTCATTCTCTGAGATAAAGCTTCTGTATCAACGCCGACACGGTTCAAACCATCACAAAGCTTATCAAGTGATGCTTGAATATCGGAAATATCCATCTGTCCGCTGATTCCAAGTATTTCATCTGCTGCTGCCATATTGTTAATTTATTTATGTGATTATTACATCATGCCCATAAAGAAATCATTAGCAGAGATTGGCTCATCTATCTTATGATACTCTTTTTGTGGCTTTTTTTGCTGTCTGCTGCCTTTTCTCGGTTCGTCCTTGGTATTTGTATTAAAGGACGGAATCGAGCGGTTAAGCAGTATAATATTAAGGTATGAGCGATTAAATACGACCTCCTCGTAACTCATACGAAAGTACTTCATTACTGCTCCGATTGTTGCCCACGGGGAGTCGTTTTCGGCTCCGTCATTATCTTCGTCTGGGTCAGGAAAGTTATAGAGGTTAAGAAAAAATTTGCATTAAACGAACCGCTGATGAACTTCACAAGCTCATTGAATGCCATAATATCAAGGTGCTTGCGTATATATCGCCCCCATACTTTGCGTGCCCACTTCTTGCGAAAGGCGCACACGATAAAAATCTCGCTCATTAAACGAGCTGTCTCAGAGTGCTCAAATAAGAGAGGGATAATATTTATCATATCGCCTTCTTTCCATGTTGGTTCTTTGATAGAGTTACCGAATACACCCATTTCATAAATCTGCATAAAGGTAAGTGGCTTCACTTTAAAGCGAAACATACCAACCTTAATCTTTACAGATGCCTCGGAAAGTGTCTTTGCTACCTTTTCTTTATCTGATGTTTTCATGTCAAAATATGTTTTATAACATAAAAGGCGGTGCGGCTTGGGAAAGTTCCCTTACCTCACCGCCTTTTGAAGTTTAATTTTAATCTTTTATCTAAATGAAAATCTTAAATATCAAGTATTCTTACTTACCATTTTAGGCACTGATATCCTTGGTAAGAATATTACGATGACCGCTCTTTTTGTCACCCTTTGCATCGAATACCGCCATCTGACGGAACTCAATGTTAAGATTAGGAAGTCCACTCTTACCGATAGAACCACTGCGAGTGATTGTAAGTTTCATCTTAGACCACTGGAAGGTACGAGAAGGAATATCATCCAAATCTTTTGTCACAATCTGTACAGCCTTGTAAATCTCGGTTTCTTGTGGAAGCTCATTCAGCCAAGCATCCTTACCAGCAGCACCAGCATCCTTTGTATAACCAAGAAGCTTCGTGAAGTTATCTTCTGAGAAATCGTATGTCTGCAAGGTAAAGCCCTTTGTTGCTGCTGATGTGGTCAGCACTGCGTAAGGGTCTTCTGAATCCTCAACCTCTACATCCGATGTCTGTGCTGCCTGGTCATTGAAACTCAAGCTACCAGAAACGACAGCCTTAATTTTGTCGCTCCATGTTGTTGGATAGCCGCCATTTTCGACACAATCGGCAAAACTGAAGCTTTCCAAGCCATATACACCATTCTTTGCCATAGTTTTATTCTTTTAAATTATTGTACGTTACATTAAATTTCATATTGACGTAATAAGTGTTATCATTATCACGAGTTGGGCGAGAGATAGAGTAGAAATCAAAGTAGCAGCCACCGAGATAAGTACCATCACCAAACAGAGAAAGAATCTTCTCCGAGTAATCAGAGAGTTTCTTTATGTTAGGTAGATTTGATAAGGTCTTAGGGCAATGAATATTCAAATTCACTACACCCTCATTAATGGCATCACTATACACAAAGGGAAGATGATTAATGGCGATATAATCACAGACCGCCAACTTCTCGGGTATCTCATATTTAAAGATACGACCTTTCTTTATGCCTATACTCTCAATATTATCATTGAGATACTTAAATAATGCCGTTACCGCTTTATCTCCGAGTATCATATCTAACTATCGCTTTTAATCATTTCAGCTACTTCTTCAAAAACCTTCTTCATTTCTTCACGAAGGAAATACTTTGTAAGGTGTAAGACGTTGTAGCCTTTATCCTCTACATATTTGCCGTAGTTCATGCCAGCCACAATAACGAGGGAGTACCCTTTGGGTGCTACTACCCCTTCTTTCTGTGCATACTCACTGAGTGCAGCACTTACGCCTTCCTGTCCTCCTTCCGCTTCTTCTGCCTTTGGAATCTTACCAACTGCCGAGGTAACGAGTTGTCCGTCAAGGTAGAGAGCGAAAGAAATTGAGTTCTTTAAATTTGCAGTTTGGTCTTGATAACCTTTGTTTTCTTTAGAGTAGGTGACCGCTTCTTCGGCAAGTTGCATCAAACGCATATTGAGGTAACTGATAATCTGCTGCCTCTTTTCGTTCAACCTTTTCTGTAAGGCTTCACGACCTTTGATTTGTAATTCAACCTTTGCCATATTGCCGCCTATTAGAGCCAGATTCTAAGATAGCGTTTCTTTAAGGTTACGAAGCCTTTAACCTCCATTTCCTTATCAATCGTGCCATCTTTCTTGGTTATCCAAACCTTTTCGCCTTCCTTCGGTATGAGAGGGTATTTTGCTTTTGAGAGAGGAGCATAGATTTCGTGCGAATACACGTACTGCTGCCCGTCTACCAGAGTGATAATCTTCGCCTGCGAATTAGGCAAAATAACGCACTTTCCAAAGGTTTGCCATTCTCCTTCGGGCTGTTCGATAGGATTTCCGTCCTCATCAAAGCCATCTTGTGGAGCACCTTTTACTTTAAGTATATCTTCAAAGTTCATACGCTATCTATTTGATTACCATACCTTCACACTCTGAACCCAATAATCATCAGAAGTACTATCAATAACAAGGTCAGCATCCAATCCAGCATCCTTGGCAATAGATTTAATCATCTTGTCAATGAGATTCTTGTCGTTCTTGTAACTCTGAGAGATACCGCCAACATTCTCACTTGATAATGGATTCATCTTGTAGAGGATACGCATAGCCGCATAGGCTACGGGTTTCTTTACCGCTACAGAGTATTCATCAGCCACGGATGCCGTGATGCTAAACTTATCAACAGCATCAATAAACATCTTCTCCAAAGTCTCATCTGAGGTAGAGAAAGGCTGAATCTCGCTTGCTATGGCTTCTGAAATTGTCATGCTAATCTTGTTATCTTATGAAGTTTCACTTATTAAATCAATATATTCATAACTGAGGGTCAGTGCATTAAGCACCAACCTTCAAGATAAAGAAGTCTTCGATACCATCGAATACTGGTTGCATCCACATTTCGTTAGTAAGGTGATAACCCTTCTTATCTCTCCAATAACCGATAAGGTTATTATCGTATGTAGAGTAAGATACGTTAGGTACAGGGTCAATAGCCTCCAAGCACTCTGCGCACTTAGGCACAGCCACCTTATCGGCACACATCGCAACAACTCGGTTATCTGGGATAAGGTTAAAGACTGTCTTGTCAGGCAGCTCAACAAACTTATCCTCATCAATCTGAATTGTTGGCAAGAGGATAGAGCGCAGATAGATATTCATCTGGTCAACGCTAATCATCGGTGCAGCAGGATTGATGGTAACCCCATTAAGGTTCAAGCGGAAGGTGTCCTTAATCTCCTTTGCCTTACACATTGCGAAGAATGTGTTCTCAGACATACGAAGACGCAGAATCTTACGACCCTTCTTGCGAGCCTCGTCCTTCAACTTCTTAATATCCTCAATAGGAGTTGCGTTCGCCTCACCCCAATTTGTGGTAGCAGAGAGCTGCTTAACACCCAAATCAAAGGTGTAAGATACGTTAGCCTTAGAGTTATTGGTACGTGATACAGTCTGAGTACCCTTGAACAATCCCTCGAAGTACAACATATCAATACGCTTATGAGGAGCGATAACCGCCAACTCAAAAGGTTTGAATGAGTACTTGATAAGCTCATCGTACTTAGCATTGAGCTGTGACTGTGTATAACCGCCACGTCCCGACATATCATTATACTTACCTTCCAAGAGGAGCATCTGGTCGAGGTAGTCGTTATCAAGCTCCCACTCATCGGCGATACGACCGATAGAACCAGTAAGCTGACCCCAATCAGGCATAGTATGCAATGGACGCTCTGCGTTCTTAGCGACTACAGAACCAACCATAGCAGCAGCATAGGTAGCCATATTTGCCTGATATACCTTTGCAGCACAATACTCAACAGGCTTCAACTCGTTCTTCCACTCAGCCTTGTAGGTGGAAGTCTTCATGTATTCGTCAATGTAGGTCTGAAAAGACTTTGGGTCTTGCAGATTTTTCAAAATACTATTCATAATCTATAATCTCCACTTTTAAAGGTTACTGAATCTTGAACAAAGCGATGCCATTTGCTCTGATACCTTCCTTAATCTCATCATTGATAGGATAAGGGAGAGAATCTTCCTCTACCTCCATTACCTGTAAGGTAGGAGTAGCTGCGATAGAAGACTCTTGGTCTCTTACATCGAGAGTATCGTATGAGAAGCCAAGAAGCACATCCTTAGTCTTATCATAATCTGATACAATCGCATCTTTAGCAACCGCATTATCAAGTGCTGATACGGTCAATGTATCTACACCATCAGCAGAAGCAATCGCCGAAATGGTTGCACCAGCAATCTTATCTCCAACCTGGAACAAAGAACCGCTAGCAATCTTCAAGGCTGTAGCAGCCTTATCAGCCTTTTCTACAGCCTTTGCAGTCTTCACAACCTGTGCTTTACCACCAGTTACAAGTCTGAGAACTGTACCCTTTGCAACCCACTTCAAAGTGGCTGGAAGGTTGGTGCGGTCGAGGTCATAACCACCCTGTCGGCGAAGGCACTGCTCTTCAAGCCAAAGTGCTTCCTTGATATCCTCTGGCTTGGTTCTATGCAAAAAATAGCCTCTGTTTGACATAATTTTCTTCTTTTTTAGAGTTTAACATAATTCATTGATAATGCCTTACTCCTTTGGAGCATTGCGCTCCGAGAAGCCTTGCATTCTTTTAATGAAATCATTCTGCTCGTCTTCGGGAGAGGTTGCCTTGGGGGCTTCAACGAAACTGCCACTTGCAACAAGCGACTGCTTCAATGCAGTCCAATCATCAGCACATTGCTGTGCGAGAGTTTCAAGGTTCTCCTCCTTGTCGAGCTGATAACGTGAACGGAACTGCTCTGGGATATCCTTCAACTTATCGCTCTTGCCGAAAAGGTCATTGAGACGGGCTCTTTCTTCCTTTTCCTTGTATGGAGCAATGGCGGCGGCAACGGCTTCTTTGATAGCTTGCTGATTACCCTTTGTTGCTTCGGCAATCATCTGCTGAACCTGCTCTTGTGTAAGCCCTGTTGGAGGTACTGGAGGGGTAGGAGGAACTGGTGGAGTTGGCTTATGGTTAGGGTCGTTAGGGTCAATCCATCCATCGAATTTCTTCGTTGTTTCACTGACCGCACGATTGAATGATGATTGCATCATACCAACAAAAGGCTCAACCGCCGTGATAGCACTCGTTACGTCCTCGTCCTTTGACTCATCTGTTAGACCACGACTTGCAACAATCTGGTCAACCAGCTTTGAAAGTTCATCCTTCTTCAAACCATACTTTGCAAATGATGTTTTGGCAGAAGCAAGCACTTTTTCTTTTATTGTCATAGTAATTCTGTTTTAAACGTTAATAAATAATTTTCGATTGCAAAATTACTATTTCTATTAATAAAATAATAATAAATAATAAAAGCTGTGTAAACAAATGCTGTTTTTGGCGATTTTCTTGCGGTCTAAGCGGTTTTCTTTTAGTTTATGCATAGTTATTAAGAAATAAAAATAAAAGGCAAGATAGCCAATATTCTTGGTTACTTTGCCTTGCGTTGTATCATATCTATCTTTGCCTTAACCTTCTTCGGATTCCTAGCATCGTGATTGCTCAATCTCACTACATGATACCCGAGCCGCCATATACCCGAAGAGCGATTGCCATCCTTTCGCTTTTGGTCTTTAGTAAAATGATAACCACCATCGAGCTCAATAATCGTTTTTATCTCGGGCAGATATATATCAGCGAAGTATAGCTTTCTGCCCGTAACTATCGGCTGCTGTGGTATTACCTTATATCCTAACTGAGTGCATATTTTCGCCGCAGCCTTCTCCGCATCGGTTGTATGCGAAAGGAGGTCGCAGCGAATTTGTCTGATAAGAGCCTTGCTTATCTTCATTGCTGATTTTGCTCTATGAGAGGTAAGTTGCCATGCTTCTTCAACTCCTCGTAAAGAAACAATCTTCCTTTCTGAGTCCATTTTGTGTGCATCACCGAGCCATTCGTTCCGTTTCGATGAACGATAGGTACAGTATCAGATTGCACATAACCATAAGGAAGGTACTTTGCGTACAATATCCACTGACCGCCAACCTTATGTTGAATGCCAAAATTACGAAGCAAGATATTGAACGCCTTTGCTGACTGACCGTAGTCCTGTGCAATTTGCGTTGTCGTTACAGTCTCATTGCTTGATAGAATCTTATCTACATAAGTTACCTTTGGTTGCATCTCGGATATAGCACCGTTCAACTCTACGATTTCCTTTGAGCTTGCTTCAAGTTGTTTCTGTTGCTCTTCAATTTTTTGTTGCTGTTTTGCAGCCAACATCAGAGCCTCGGCAAATGACTGTGGCACTTGATATTGCTCACATTGTTTGATTTCTAGTTCTTCCCAACGAAGAATCAATTTCGCTCTTGCCTCGTCATTGAACTTAGTGGCGACATACAAGCACTCGGTTTTGTTTAGAATGTAGCAAGGGCGGTCTTGGTTGTTTGCGTCCTTGTATGAGCCGAGCGGAAATTTCCGTTGGGCTACTTTTTCCCACGCAGCTTCCATGTTTCTGATAGCTTCAAGAACATCAGAATGCCGCTTACCTGTAACCTCGGCAATTTCAAGCGAGGTCATGGTTTCTTTCTTTATCAACTCTTTCATATCTTTACTATTTTTGATTTTCTAACATTTTTATCTCATCTTTTAGATAGAAGATTGCTTTGCTTAAATCCTGCACTCTCTGTTCACGCTCGGAAAGGTTCATTTCCTTCTTTCCCTTGCGTAAGAGATACTTGACTGCCGAACCGCAGTTAAAATCAAGGTGGCGGCAAATATCAATCGGCTCTATGCCGCAGAGTTCCTTTAGCCAAGCGTAATGGTTAGGGTGATTAACCATTTCTTCCTTTTCCTCTGTAACGATAGTGCCGTTTTTTGCAATCTCTTCAAACTGAATAGGGATATTCTTTTCGTATGGAAGATTATATTCGTCTGCTATAATATTGCATTCAACAATAGATTTATCTACCTTGATAACTTTCAATCTGAGAGGGAGAATATTGGCTAACGAATATCTTTTTTCTCCGATGTTATAAATGTAAATTTCTAGTTCGTCATTTACATGGACTACATTACCAGGCTCTATTGGTAAGGTAAATACCAGCCCTTCACGTATCTTCATTGATTCTATCATAACTCTTACTTTTTAAAAGGTTTATTAACTGATGATTCCTGTAATAATGGATGCATACATCTTACAACCCTTGTTTCTGTATTATCTTTCTTCTGATACCTACAAAGATTGCATTCAATAGCACCGACCTTATGTAGAGCGTGCGTATATTGACCACATTCGCCGAAAGGGCAATCTGTGGCATATTCAATGCCGCCGTGAATAAACTCACGCACCTCATATTTAACTGCCGTATTTGGCTTCTTTTCTTTCTTTGGGTATAACATATTATCTTATCTCAATTTTGATTTTATAAATCGACTTCTGCTTCAATTTTTCCGTGCCATCAAGCAAAAGATGAGCAATAGTTTCTGCTACGGATTCGCTGATAGCTCTCTTCGTATATTCGTAATAATTGCCGTCTTCTTTTTCTTGATAGACGTTTACACAGCCAGAGCTATCATCTGTGACAATAACCCCATTATCGGCAAACTCTAGCTTAAAATTAAGTCTTTCCATACAATTACTTTTTTTGTTCCATGAAATGTTTTTGTTGTATTAACATCATTCTTGTAATCAGATTCTGCATCTTTTCGATAACGAACTTCGGGGTTTCCGAAGTTCTGATAAAGAAAGGATGCCTACCTCTTTTGTGCTTATTGAAGAACAATGTATCATCTTCACCCTCTATCTTAACAGAAATCATATACTGACCGATAAAGAGGTGAGCGGAACCTTCTTTTCTCTCTCGGGGCATAGTGTACTTAATGCCGTTTTCATCTAAGAAGGACATCAGCTTCTTTAATTTCGTTTCATTTTTCATATCCTTATACTTTTAAACTTTCCTTCATTTTATTATACTCTCCGTTAGCCATAGAATCAACGATTTCATTATACTTATCACCATTATGACCTTTCACCCATTCAAAAGTTACTTTCTTCTGTGCAGCTTCTTGTCTGTAAAGATGAATAAGGTCGCTATTCTTTACGCTATCAGAAATCCTTTTTCTCTGTCCGAAAGAAAAGATGGCATACTTTGAATCCGTATGCACAATAATGTCAGCACCAATAGGGCAGCGTTTAACGGCACTAATGATAGCCAACATTTCGGCTCTATTATTTGTCGTATGAATAAGAGCTTTGCTTCGGCGCACAACCTCTTTTCCGTTTAGAAGTATAAGGTATGCAGCACCGCCTTCTTTATTAGGTGATAAGTTATTGCAACTACCATCAGTATAGCAGTCGTAAACATTGCGTTCGCACGATGAATTTATATAATTTTCTATCGCTGTAGTCATATGCGTATCTCCTATTTTTGAACCTTTTTCGTTGTTTTATAATTTTTATAATCTATATATACCACGTTATAGAGCGAAGCGACCTAAGCAGTTTTCTTCTTCTTATTTTTATTATTTATATATTTATAATAAGGGGACGAAGTCCCCATAACCATATAGGAGTTAGCCCCCACCTTGTATGCAAAGCGTTGGGTAGTGAATGTATAGCCTTTGAGAGGATAATAATTCACGTATTTATAAAAAACTCGCTTAAAATGGGTTTTCTTAATCAGAAAATTATGCTTTATCGCAAATTTCACATAATCAAAAGCTGATTTTATAGAGATTCCAAGTTTCTTAGCTATTCTCTTATATGATATTCCATTTTCAGAAAACTTCTCACCCCTTGCGTACTTCCTAATCATTGCCTTCGCTCTTTTGACAGTTTTATAGTCATTAGAATATTTGGCATCGAGAAATGCACGGTGGATAAACTCTTTTCTTTCCTGTAATAAGCATACGAGAAGAGCATAGAGAGATTTTTCAATCTCTATCAGACTTTTAAATGATACATTATTTAGTTTTTTATTTCTTTCCTTGTGCTTAGAGGTGATAGACGAGAAAACGAGCGTGCCGTTCTCTATCTTCACGAGATTTCTATCTTTTAATGTTTGCAATCTCTTCTTTATTGTTGTAGTATGAACGCCAGTAAGATTGCATAACTTATTCATACTATATTCCTTGCATATATTAGAATCTGTTATTTCATGGTAGAATAAGACAAAAGCGATAGCTTTCAGAAACTTCTTGTCTCTGAACATCTTTATTGCTAAGCTATTTCTTAAATTCCTTATCATACCATTATTCTTTTTATAAAAGCAAAAACCAAACAGATGAAAGGTACTAGCAATCATTCCGTTTGGTTATATATCGAACCCTTTCATTGTGTTGATTGGGTATATATGATTCTTTTCTTTGTTTGGAAACTAGTACTTTCCTTTTTACGCCGCAAAATTATAAAGAAAATCCGAGATATTCGCTTAAAATCTATTAAAAAACTAATATATAGTATTAATAAACTAAAAATATCTATTAGAAAATTTGGTAATTTGAGAGAAAGTTATTAATTTTGCGGTATCAAAGTTAATAAAATAGCTTTTGATATATATAATTAATGTAAAAATTATTAATAAATTAAAAATAGGAGATACAACAATGAAGACAGAGATTTTAAGCAAGCAGGTCTTAGATTACATCATCAATGATGTTGAGACAACCATTCATCGCTTGGGCATCAACGCTCAGTTTTCTGTAGAGGTAAGAAAAGACTATAGAGGTTGTGAGTATGAGAAGTTGGTAAGTACATCGTTTCAGACAATGCCAATGCTCTTCAAAGAGATTCATTTGGAAGGCTATATTGCAATAAGAAATAAGGTTGATGCACCTGATGATTTCTTAGAGGTTCACGTTAATCTCGATTACTATTATCATACATTTGATAATGGTAGCAACGGGCATACCTTAGGAAGAATTGTCTTCGAGGTTGATAAGCGAACCAATAAGAAGATGAAAGAGAGCGGTAAGGAGAGCAATTATATTTCAATGATTGTCCGCAAGGTTCAGTCACTCGAAATCTAAGAAAGGTGACAGCAGGGCTAACCACCCTGCTACTAATATAGGAGATACGAAAAATGAAAAAAGAAAAAGACATGATGAATCCAAGTAATTGGAGAATCGAAGATGTAAAGAATGCGGTACAGGCAGCATTCCTTGCCGCTAGTGGAATTATCTTAGCGTATGCCACTATCTGGCTCGCTTACTAAAAGAAGGAGGTAATATGGAGATAGTAACAACGTTGGTTAAATTCCGTTGTCGCAAAGATGTGATGATGGAACAGTCAAAGAATGCTCAGATTTTCCTTTTCAACGGAAAGGAAGGTAAGACAAAGGTCTTCGTGCCTAAGTCTAAACTGATTATCAAGGATGATGCCTTAGATAGTAACTATAATCTTTGCATCATACCTAAATGGGTATTCCTTAATACAAAGAACCTTTCGCAGAATGTTGAGTTGGTAGGAGAAACGCAACACATGGAAGTTCTTAATGATATTGAAGATTAATAGTATATATAGTAATAATTATTTTGTTTAACGTATTAAAAATAGGAGATACAACAATGAACACAATGGCAATGAATTTGATGGCACAGCCAAAGGTAGCAGAGGTAGCGGTTGCAAAGCAGCCAGAGTTGAAGAGTGATAATATGAATCAGTTCTTGGATTTTGAGACATCCAAGGTACAGATTCTGACAATCGAACAGCTTGAACGCACTGAGAAAGAGAATGATGTGTACGGAAAGCCTTTGAAGGGCATCTATCATTTTGACCTCATTCATCAGGTGGAAGGCTTGTGCGAGAAGCACGGTTATAAGGCTGAGATTTACGACCTCTTTGCGGCGAATAACAAAGACCGCAATACTCCAGGTGTTACCCGTTTGCCTGAGAAGGAAGCTTTGATGGGTGATAGAGCTGTAGAGGCTCATATCCTTCGCCGAGTATTCTGTAATATTCGCTTGCGTGACTTTGATAAAGGAGAGGGCAATGATGAGATTACAACCAATATGGCGGTATCATTCCATCAGAAGGGTATTCAGTTAGGTATTGGCAGAAACGTAGTTATTTGTCATAATCAGTGCCTTCTTAACGCCGAGCATTACGGTGCTACCTACTCAGACCTCAATAGCAAAAGAGGAGCTTTCAAGCTCGATGAGCTTCTTCAACGTGCTGATGCTTGGCTCGCTAATCTAAGAGGTATCATTGATGCCAATGATGAAATGATTGAGCGTATGAAGAATCGTGAGATTAAGGCACATGAGATGTTTACCATCATCGGTATGCTGACCTCGCTCCGTGTTGCTGCTGAAACGAAATACAAAGGCATTCGCAACCCTCAGGTCATTCCTCTTAATCAGGCACAGATTGGTCGCTTGACCGAAAGAATGATGATTGCCTACTACGAGCGCAATATTGTTACCGCTTGGGATTTGTACAATGCGGCTACCGATATGTATAAGTCAACTCAGCTCGACCAGCCAATGATTCTTTCACAGAACTTGGCAATGAGTAGCTTCATTCAGAATACATTGATTCCAAACGCATAACTACATATAAGATTGAATATAGAAAAAGTCGATAATAAGAGCCTTTAAGCCGCCGTGAGGTGTCGGCTCTTTCTTTTAGAAAAGTTAAATCTAGGTTCTGATATATATTGCCGTGAGGTAATCAGTTATGTCAATTGTTAGTTAGATAAATATTAATTATGGTTATTGTTTTTTGCCCTACGGCGGTAGGGCTTTTTATCCCAAGGAAAACCAATCGCACGGGTGTGCGTGGGCTGTATGGTAGTGATACCGATATTCTTATCAAACCCTAAAGGAAAGAGGTGAATATTATAAGTTCATTTATTCTACTGTGTTAAAGAATGTATGCGAAGACACTCCGTAATAAGCAGCTCTTAATAAGCGGAGGTTGGCGAGGGTTCGATTCCCTCTCTTGGGGCTATGTTTTTTTTAATTTATACAATATGACAGATTATAACGGAAAATTAAACTTGCTGAAGCTCAAAAGAGCTGGCGTTATGCAAATACCAGGGCGAACCGAAGTGCTTCGTTGCTTGGTTATCCCTATTGAAGAGAATAATATCTTCATTAGTACGGATGAAAATAATCGTCCGAAGGCTGCTTATCTCGACCTTACCGCTTGGGCGTTGAAGAACCCTAAGTATGAGGAAACTCACATGATTAAGCAGTCGTTACCTAAAGAGGTTCGTGAGAAAATGACAGATGAGGAGAAGAAGGCGATGCCTATTCTAGGTGGCTTGAAACCTGCAAACTTTGAAGCTCTGAATGGAGCATCTACTTGCGATGCTCCTTTTGCACAAGCACAGAATTTAGACGATTTGCCCTTTTAGTATAAGAGCTTTCTTAGATATAGGATTTAAGTTAGTTTTAGATTGTTAGAAATATGAGAAGTAGAGAAAGTAATTGGTTTGAGGTAGGAATCCGCTACCAAAAGACCCAAGAAGATGGTTCAGAGAAATCTGTAACCGAAAAGTATGCGATTGATGCCTTATCCTTTACGGAAGGTGAGAGCGCAATCACGGAGGAAATGGCTGCTTATATTAGCGGCGAGTTCAAGGTTAAGTCGATGCAAGAGGCTTCATACAGAGAGGTATTCTTCTCTGATAAGGATGATGATGATTGCTGGTACAAGGCGAAATTGCAATTCATCATCATTGATGATAAGTCAAATAAGGAGAAGCGTAGCAACGTGACTTATCTCGTGCAAGCAAAGTCTATGCACCGAGCAATCAGTAACATTGATGAGGTGATGGGGAAGACCATGATAGACTACGAAATCATCGGTCTCAGCAAAACCAATGTTTGCGATGTCTTCGAGCATAAGACAAAGGAGGAGAAGGAACAGAAGTCTAACGAGGAAAAGAAGGAGGAGTAAATTATGGCAAGACCTAAGAAAAATGGCGCAGAACAGCCTTTGAATTTGGATGGCAGTAATATGTCTATGGAGAATGAGAACGCTTCGCAGAGCCAAGAAAATGCGGCTCAGCAGCAAAGTGAGAAGCAAGTTGAGGAACATGAGAAAGAGAATGAGTTCCCTTTTGAGGTTGAAGGTTTAAATTATGAACCTGAGATTAACACAAACGGTTCTTTTGTTATCTGTGCTCCTTATAATATTGAAGCTCGTAAAGGAAGAATAGAAGTAGTAACGTACTTCACTCTTAAAGAGGGTTATCGTGGCTTGATTGTTCCAATCACAGACAATGCAATTTATGGTCTTCCTACTGAATCAGATTATCGCTTACAGCATTCCGATGTGATTTCCACACAGGTAGGGGAGAAGGAAAAGGTAAAGCTCGTACTCTCAATCAATGACGAGACAATGATACAGGAGCAGACAAACTTCGGTTCACGCTCCCGTAATCTCATTATCCCGAAGGGTACTCCGCTTGCCGTTCTGATGATTTTTAAGCTATGAAATATATAATTGCGGATGGAGGTCTATTCTATAGTATCTCCTTCCGCTCTATTAGGTAACTATGACAGAAGTTGAACGTAAAATGCGCAGAAGCAAATACGGCAAGACCTACTATAAGAAGCATCGTGAAGCTTGCATCGAAAGAGCCAAAGCTTGGTATAATGCTCATAAAGAGCATCGTAGGCTGTATATGCTTGCGTATAATAGCAAATAGTGTTTATATGGATAAGTTGGATAAAATTAAAGAGTTGAATACTCAATATAAACTGCTGCGAAATAACGGAATGGTCGTTGAGGTGAAACTCCTTACTAATATCGGTGATTACAGCATAAAGAATCCGAATGTTATTAGTAAGGTACTTGACTTGCTTATCCGTGAATCACAGAAGCAGATAGAAAGTGAGGTGAATAAATGATAGAATTGAGTAATAGACCAACAAGGGCAAAGAGGGTCGTTGTGGTTCAACTGAAAGATAAAAAGCCTGAGCCTTTCCGTACCTGCCCAGAGATTTATTTGAAGTACGATAAAGAGAAGATTGGCATCTGTCTTAATGCTCTGTGGAACGCCCTTGCTAAAGATGGTTGCTACGAGAATAAGAAATGCAAAATCTCTTATCAGAGTATTGAACAATTAAAAACATTGGTATGGGAGTAGGAAACAGAGGTTATTGTGTGCTGAAATATCCTCATTCTATAGATGATGGATTGTTGTCTCTGTACATACAAGGTCTTACGATTCGTGAAATTAGCAAGAAAGTAGAAATTCCTTATGAGACTGTCCGACGGCGATTAAAGGAGAAAGGAGCAAAAACGGCATCACCAAGATTTGTTGCTAAATTCGGAGATATTCGTTATCGTGGTAGTTATCGGTATTGGAGTGAAGATGAAGAACGAAGATTCAAAGAATACTTTCCTTTTCACACAAACGAGGAAGTTGCTGAAGAGTTCTGTTGTAAAATAAGGCAGGTTAAAAACAAAGCCCGCTCTCTCGGATTGAGAAAAGATGAAAGATGGCTTTACTCTAAGAAATTAGCAACTATAAAGATAGCGAATATCGTTTCTAAAGCAAGTAGCAAAAGGTTTTCTTTCAAGAAAGGTAACAACTACGGCTGTAGATTTGAAAAAGGTAACACTATCGGACATAGGTTCAAAAAAGGAGTTAGGTACGATAAAGAGTTTTGGGAGAGATACAGAAGAGGTGAAGTAGCTTTACCTTGATTATATCTTTTCAGTATCTACGATAAGGCTAAAAAATATCTATAATATGGAAGATGTAATTATTAAACAGTATAATAATGGCTACTTCGAGGTCTTTCAAGGCGATAAAAGTAGCGGTGAACTTGGTTTTGACGAGATGTTAGGACTGATAACGTCTCTTACTATGTCTGAACGCCGTCCTTGCTTGCAATGGATGAAGACCAAGGAGCAGCGTGATGCCGAAGAAGTCGCTATCACTCAGATAGCGAAATATCCTATATTTGAAAATGCTAAAAAGAAGGAAGGAGAATAAGAATGAAAGAAACAAAGTATAATAATGATGTTCCTTATGAGAGAGTGGTATTGCGAGTACTACAAAATTATTCACAGATGCAAATCAAGCTTTGCCGTTTACAGAATAAGGTGAAAGAGCAGAGTAATAAACTTGTGCTCTGTAATAACGTTATCAATCAATTCAAAAAAGCTATCAATGAATTGAATAATGATGATTATAAGAAGGTCGTTGCCGAGCGTGATGAGCTTCTCAGAAAGAACAAAGAACTTTCTCGTCAGTTGAAGATTTACGAAGGTATGCGTAAGTACTTCAATAGCGAGGTATCAAAATTAGAAACTGATAAATAATATATCAATATGAAGAAGATTTTATCTTGGTGCGGCTCTCATGTTGAGCTGCTGTGTGCATTCTTTTTGCTAGGATGCTGTATCAGTAGTGCGGTCAAAGATGGTTGGTCGGCGGCGATATTGTTCTTGCCTTTTATCGCTATGTGGATATTCGTCTATCGCTTACAGAAAGAGATTTTTCGCATTACAAAAAAGAATAAAGAGCTGAATGAAACTAAAAAGAAGCTTGAAAAGGCTTGTAAAAGGACTGAGGATTTAAAAACCTTAATCTATTACAGATACCTCTTAGCAAAGAACGATGTTGACCTCTGTAAGAAGAAGATTGATTGTAATGCTTATCTTTATGAAAGAAGGCATTGTGAGGAAATGATAGAGTTTTATCTTAAAAAGATTTGGAATAAAGATGTATGATAATGAAGTACGATGAGCTTTTAAAGAAGGAGAGCCAGAAGAAAGGCAGAAGCAAACCACGGCATATTGAATCGCAGATTCAGGTTCAGATGGTGAAGTGGTTTCGCTTGCAATATCCCAATTACATCATTGCTGCCATCCCTAACGGAGGACAACGAAGTGCGCTTGAAGCAAAGATAATGAAAGGTGAGGGCGTTTTGGCTGGCTTCTCCGACCTTATTATTATAGCAAAAGGAAATGTCCTATTTGTGGAAGTTAAAACGAAGAGCGGATATCAATCTGATTTGCAAGCCAAATTTCAGTCTGATGTTGAGCGGTTAGGCTTTCAGTACAGCATTTGCCGCTCATTGGACGACTTTATCTTAACCATCGAAAAATGGATAAAAGATAAGTTTTCTGTGTAAAAATATCGGATTTCTTTGATTTTGTATTAATTTCTATTAAAATAATAATAAAAACACTGGGGAAATTTGGTAGTATCAAAAGAAATTATTAATTTTGCGGTGTAAATAATTAATAAATAGGTTTAATATTTAAATTATAGGAGATACGACAATGATTACAATTATCAATAAATTCACAGGTGAGGTTATCACCAAGTACTCAGGTGCTTTGGTTAGTGAATCAGATATTGATTCTTTTATCGCCAACGCAAAAGGTTCGGGTACGTTTAGAGGACGTTGGAATGCTATCGTAGAGGTATTCATTCCTTTGAAAGGCTTGAATGCCACACAATGCCTTCTTAAAAGCCAATACGCAGTGAAGGAATGTATGAAGAAGAAATAATTAACGTTTAAATATAGGAGATACAATTATGGCAGTAGCAGTTAGTACAAAAGGTGTTGAGAATCTTGTCAAGCAGATTAATGCTGCTTATGGTAAGGTAATAGTCACAGCTGAGTTACATTCAGACGGGTGGCTCATCCTCGTAGGTGAGAATCCTATCAAAAATATAGGAAATGCTAGCGATGCGGTTCATTACCTTGAAGGTGTGAAGCACGGCATCGAATTAATGAAAGAAGGATTTTAGTTATTAATCGGGCAGCGTAATAGCTGCCCATAAATATAGGAGATACAATACAATGGGAAATGTGGTAAAATTTGGTTTGTGTAGCAATGAAGATGTAAGAAAAGAAGTAGCCAATCACCCAGATTACAAGGTTCATTGGTTGGCTGGCTTCGCTTGGAAAGGTGCTTGCGGTGGCAGAGAGCTCAAACGTGAGGGTATGCGCAAGATTTGGCGACCTGGCGGTTCGTTTATGGGGACTTTCGATGATGAGCTGAATAAATGCTTGAATTGGGCTTGCGCTCAGGATATGGAGATAGACCACGATAAGAAGACAATCTTCATCAATGGTTTTAGTGAGAACGACATGTATTAAAACGTAGGCTTATGTTCGTAGAATTTAAGAATTTATATGTAGCGTTCAGAAAGGAGTTTCCTTTAGCTATCGTGTATCTTGATAAGTGCGATGGTGAGCGTTTTTTAAGAGAACAGGGAATAGCTTTATCTGGCTCTTTTAGCAGCTTTATTCCGCTTATTGCAATCGTTGATAACGTACCACAAAAAGCGAGCTGTAAGATTATCTTTACTAATTATCGCATTCTTAATAAAGAAGAGGAGAAAGATGTGTTAGATACTCTTAAACGAAGTAATCTTACTATCAATGATAAAGGGTTTATCTCCTTCCTTGATTATAAGCAGATTTGCTTTGAGGTAGATGGAAATATTCTTCCTTATGATGATTTCTGTAAGTATGAATTGCCAGAGGGGCAGGTGTTCAAAATGGTCTTTGATAATGGTTATTCTTATTACGGCTCAGAGCCTTTTAAAGGTGATGCCAAGAAATATGCCGACACAGCTATCAAGGTTGCCGAGAAACTAGGGTATCTTTGGTTCAGTTGGACTATGGGATTCAGGCTTAACAATCTTCTCAACGTAAATGTGGTTTACGGCAAAGACGAAAGCTATTCAGTAGTTTCTAACACATAATGACTATGGAAGAGATTAAAGAAAAGAAGTTTATCATAGAAGCAAAGGGTGAAGTTCCCTTTGCTCAACGCACGGGTGATGGCTATGAGTTATTCAATAACGAACGAACAATGAAGTTCTGTGCAAGAAGGCAACAGATATGGGATAATGAAACGGGCGAACAGAAATCTTGTTTTGCCGTTTTCTGCTTCGTTAAAGAGGATGATGGATGGGTACAAGGTGATAATTATCATCAGACGGAGACCATTACTTCTTTCGTTAAGGATTTGAATATCTCTCCTTATTTTACCAATGCGGTAAAGGAATATCGTGAACAGATGGATATTACAGAAGAATGGAAGGTTGAAAAATGGGAACAGGAGAAATATTAATCGTTATAGGCGCAATAGTTACCGCATTCAGCAGCGTTACCGCTGTTGGGGCGATAAGCGGAAAGATAGAAGGTGTTATCACTCTTAGTGAAAGGTTATGCATCACGGCATTCTTGATGATTCTGTTCGTTATGGGATGCGTATTGCTTGATAATGGAATATTAATAATTAATCTGTAATAATATGACAAAGAGATTAAGTTTAGAAGATAAAGCTAAAATAGCTAACGGCAATGAACGTCATTGTGGGCAATGCAATCATCATATTTGCCCAGATGGTTTGCTTAAAGTATGTTCGGAGGCTTTTATTCGAGGGTACAAGAAAGGCTATAAACAAAATCAGAAAGAACAGAAAGAACGTATTGATAAGATACTCCACCCTGTTACTGAGCCTTGTGGTAGTAATGCTATCTTTGTCTTTTTCAGAGACGTAAGAAGTGGTGAGTTACAACCTTATATTGAGGATATGAGAATGCCTGATGCAAAACGTTACCAGGATATAGGTTCAATAAGGTTTCCGCCAGAGAAAGATGAACCACAGAAACTACAGATTGCATGGTGTTATCCGAAGGATTTGGTTGAGCTTCTTGGATATGATAAGAAGTATGCCGATTTTGAGCGTATAGCTCTTTCTGAAGGCGCATTCTCTTATCCTCGTGAGGAATATGATAAAAATCTTCAAAAGTACTCTTCTGTGCGCCATAAATACAAAAAATATTATCATTATCGTAAATTTAAAAAATAGCTTTATTATGAGTAAGAAAGATATTAGTCTAACAATCACACTTGAACTCGGTGGCGACCTTTGCGGTATGACTATAAAGGATAAAAATGATAAAGTGGTACAGTTCGAGGATTTGGCACGTAGTGAGCAAATTAAGGTTCTCAACTGCTTTAGTCAGAATTACAACAGCCTTGTGCGGTTCTTAAAAGAGAAGGAGGGATAAGGTATGGGATTTGTTATTTTTATGGCGGTTATTATGAGCGTAGGCGTATTTGCTTGCCTCATTCAAGGTAATGGAGATAAGGAGGAGTAGAGTATGGGAACACCTGTTTTATTAGGCAATCACAATGATTGCAATATAGATAAAGGAAGATATGTAGAAACGGACGTTTCGGGCTATAAAGCCGTTGTCTATGTGCCGAGCGGCATTGATAACGAGCAGATTCAGAAAGCCCTTGATTACGCTTATTCTACCCTCTGCCAAAGCTGCTATATGGAGTTTATCTTGGCAGATAACTTCCTTCTTATTTCTAAGGAGGTTTTTGATAAGAAGAAGGTGTTTAAGTTCAATCTTAAAAAGCACTTTACCGATTGTCAGAAATCCGTCCGTAACACGATGAAGTTGTATGAGCGACACATGGATGAGGATTACTATAATGAATATTCTACTTATCTGTGGGATTTGATTAAGGATAAGGTTGAGAAGTTGCGTAAGATGATTGAAGATAAGCTTCGCAATCTTAAATGCAAGTATAACCCTTATCTCTGTTCTTATGCTATCACCATTCAGAACCTTGTACAGCAGATTAATGATACTCATAAACACGTTATGGAGATTACAGAAAGGGAGTATGGAGTTGATATTGCTCCAAGCTACGAGAATCATCGTGCTAAAATGGCATTCACGCAAGCGGATAACTGCTTATACGACATCATGCACGATGAAGCAGAGAAGTTCCGTGATAATATCGTCAAAGATAAGAGGGTTCTCGACGTATGGTCTGACATAATAAGGACTATCTACAATCCTATCAACGCAAAGAAGGCTCGTATTTCGGCTTTTTATAGTATGCCCGAAGAAACGCAAGCTCTTTATAATTTGCGAGAGGAGGATGGCTTCTGCGAGCTCAAGGATGGTGCAAAAAGATTCAAGAAAGGAGCGTAGGGTATGGATAAAAAAGATATGCGTAGGCTGATTTCGTATGGAGATGTTTACTCTAAATATACAAAGAAGAAGCTATCTGCGATAACTGTTGAAGAATGCCTCAATTCTATGGAATTTGAAATATGGAATCATACAGCAGTCGCCGTTCCTGTGTTTGATTGTCAAAAACTGATTATCATTTCATCTTAATATATGTTGTATCTCTTGGGGGCGGCGGTCTCGGCTGCTGCTCCCTTCTAAAAGTTTACACAGCATATATTGGTTCTATTGTAAGTAATAGGAGAATTGATTATCTTTGCACAAAATAACAATTTAAAATATAAAGAATATGAGCAAGTCAAGCGGTGGTACTCGCACCATAAGCAGCAATAACGCTGCGCAGAACAGAACACAGAGTTCTCTTAGCGGAAAAGTCAGTACAATGGACGAAGCCAATAAGGTTATGGACACATACAAGAACCTCTATGATATGCCAGCGAAGGAACAGAAAGCATTTACTGATTCTTTCGCCCAGGCAGTTATGGACACATTTAATGAGAAGAAAAAAGGCTACGATGATTTGATGTTACAGAGAACCGACAAGGCATTCAAAGAAAACAACAAAGCTGATTATGATTGGGCTGTTCATCAGCATACTATACAGGTAGATAATCTGGTAGAGGAACGACAGCTAATCACAGATAAGTATAATAAGTTTATCAAGGTAAAGAAATAAATTGCTGATTCTTAGCAAGAAAGCTATTAAACTTTATTAATTCAGATTTATATCAAGGGTGATGGTTCTACGGGCACAAAAGTAAATCTTGTATGGAATCAACGTGGCAAGCGTTTTATTCTTGCTCTTTACAATAATGATTTTAATGTAAAGACAGCTATCGCCAAGATAAACGGTGAGAAAGCAGTTCAAAGCGCAAATAATCAGTCTAATAATTAATTTATAAGGAGAAAGTAATCATGGAGAATAAAGATAATTCAGTTCAGTATTCAGTTAGTGATAAGACCGTGCGGTGCATCACCCTCTTGAAGGAGATTATCGCCATTCAGGAGAAGACTCTTACATTCTTCGCAAACGAGGGTATCGAGGATTCAAAGGAAGCGGAGACCTTCGCTAAGAGTATGGGCAACGCCGTAATGGCATTCAGTGGTATCTTGGGCGGCAATATCTATCTGAATGTGATTGAAGGTCGTGAGGCGATTTAACGATTACTTAGGCACGCCAAAGTAATATACAAGAAAAGAGTGGGGCGGTTATACCTCACTCTTTATCTTTTCTATATATGGCTTGAATATCTTTGATAGTTTCTTGTAAGCTTCAAGCAACCAGGCAAAGATAGGCTTCCAATCATCTTGCTCATAACCGCCTCTTTCATAGTTTGTCGCAAAGATAACGCTTGTTTTATTATCCTCTGCTATATTCCACTGAAGGAGCGGCTTGCCGAATGCCTCATTGATAGAATCCTTATCCTTTTCTATCATTCTGTAATGCTTCTTATTCTCAGCCTTATCAGAACCATCAAGCAATAAACGGACAGATACAGAACCTTTGCGGATGAAAAGGTCATAATGTACCTTTGTCGTTCCTGTAGATATATTCATCCAGTGATAGCTCTGTGGCATCTTTTGGAAATTCGCCCCATTCTTGCTTGCATATTCATTGAATGCCGTCCAGAAATCAATCAGCCTTTGCTCTGTATTTGACTTCGGCGAAGCTTCATTCTTTTCATAAGGTGGTTGGCATACAATATCAAATAGAAGTGCAGGTTTTGAATCGCCAATACTTACAGCCGTTACCTCCACAAGAAAGAAGTTACATTGTATGGTTGAGTCATTTAGCATTTGAATGGCACTGATATGCTCCGCTCTCGCTTTCTCAACTATCCATACAGCATAGTCGGCATGATGATGAGCGGCATACGTTATCACCTTTCCAAGATGGTCTGAATCACTATCGCCGAACTGGTTTTCTATGATTATGCTTTTCTCGCCATCATCACCTGCCTTGGCTATAATATCAACTTTCATTGTCTCCAGCTTATGCTCTTTCTCTGCCTCTGATATATTGATACCAAGCTTTTCAGCCAGCACACCAATATTCTTTGTAAGCCAAGGCGTGAACCCTGATGCTTCACCCTCAAAGATTTCCTTTAATGGATGAGTATTTATCTGCTCTATCTCTTTCATTGTTATTTATCCATACAAGGAATTTTCATTTCCCACAATGATACTCTTTCAAATTGTTTCGCAAGGATTCTTATATATCCACGACCTTCTTTTAGGTATTTTACTACCTCTCCTTTCTTAAACATTCCAGGTGATGCCGTTTTAGGATTTCCACTCTCCAAGAACATAGTTATCTTCTGTTTCTTTTTGAGCTGCCCATTCTCATCATAATATCCAAATGTAGCCACAAAGGAGTTATTCTTATCGTAATCAAAGATACCTTCATTGCAAATGATTCTAAAATCATTTTTATAATGAGACCAGAAGATAAAAGTATTCTTCTCTTCATCCTCATACATAAATGATACATACTCTTTTGTTCCTCTTAGTTCATCTGCCTTATGTAAAGTACTCGACCACTCTTGTGCGAATGTTTGTATCGTAAAGAATAGCATAGCTCCGATAAATAAAAGCTTCTTCATATTTTATATCTCCTATATTAATATTTATAAATTGCACGATACCTATTTAAAACACGCTCAGCGGCGTTATCTTTTCCTTGCTTGGTATATACTAAGGCAAGGCGAAGATACCCCGTTCTACGCAAGCAACCGAGGTACATCAGTCGCTCATAGCAATATGTGGCTCTGCTTAATATTCCATCATGGAGGTAGCGTTGAGCCATTGTCGCCAACTCCTTTGGTGATGCGTCATAAATCTGTGTCATAACTCGTCTGATTTGGTTGCGTGTACAAAGGTAGCGAAAAATTGATTACTATATATTTATATTGCATTTTTTATATTAAAATAACCTTAATTTACATATCGATATATTAAAAGCTATTAAAATATTAATAAAATTATAGAGAAAATTTGGTAATCTCAAAAGAAATTATTAATTTTGCGGTGTAGATAATTAATAAATAGGTTTAATAATTAAATTATAGGAGATACGACAATGAAACGATTTGAAGATTACGAAAAAGCTTATAATAAATGCTATGAGCTCTTGCAAAAACTCATGGTATTGGTAAAAGAGACAGATGGCTACATCACTCTAGAGATAAAGTTTACTTATCCTGATAAGTACCCAAAACTTTCTGTTACATACTATTATAATTACCTATACTCATTTCTTCCACAAGAAGATGGTACATTTGTTATTTCTACAGACAACAAAGTCTATACAATGGATGAAATTGAAGTGAAGATAAGAAAGAATTGTTTATTAGACTAAAACATAAGAGTGATGAATACAATAAAGACGTTTATTCCTTCAGAGTCAGTTGACGCATTCAAGAAGTTTGCGGAAAAGACACGTAAGAATGTAAAGGACTTCGCTTACTCCTTAGGTAAACCTTATGAGAAGTTGTTTTATCATCCAGTAATCAATGAAGAAGGAATTGGAGGGCAGAGAATCGAGGTTTTCCATGAGGTATGTGACCTTACGATAGACATACCAGAGCAGAGCGGTTGGAGACTCCTTGCTACATATAAGGACGATGCTTTTACTCCTGCCGACCCAACCAAGGAGCTTATTTTTAAGAACCCTGCGCACGGAGCAGACTATGGTAAATGTGACTTTTGCGGTCATTGGTGCAAGAATGCCTATGTCGTTGAAAATGTGAAGACGGGCGAGGAATTACAAGTAGGTTGCGAATGTATCAAGAAGTTTGGTATTAATGATATGTACTACATATCCGACTTTACCAAAAAGCTCTATGAACTCTATGATTACAGAATCAGTTATGCTACTGATGATGAGTTTGGTGATATTGAGAAATGGGGCGGCAGAAAGGATTCAAGCTATAAGAATGCTATCCTTAAATCCGACCTTATTATGGCAGCGAAAGCTCAGTATGATATTTGTCCCGTATATAAGAAGGGAACAAAAGTTGAACACGTCCGTTATCGCTCAGCTACTTTGGATGGCATCGACACTATTTTGAATAGCAAAAAGTTCAAGGTTGATGAAGCTTACGTGAAGGCAGTTTGCGAGTTCGGTGCAAAGATTCAGCCTAAGACCGAATTTGAAGAGGATATGCTTGCGGTAGCAAAGAACTTCTATTGCTTCCAAGAGCAAGATGTATATGCTTTCTTCCTTGTGAAAGCCTATGAGGATAGCTTGAAGCCAGAGCTTAGTATTCAGAAGGGCAATCAGGTAAAGGTATGCGGCAAAATCATTCAGAAGCGTTTCGAGGAATCCTACTACGGCGTAATGGAAATCAATACCATTCTCACCGATAAGGGTATTGAATGCGAACGATACGGCAAAGTTCCTACAATCGAGGAAAATGGTATCAAACGCACCACATTCTATGCTCTCGTCAAGGGGGTATTCAATGGCAAGATTAGCTTGGATAGAGCAACCAAGAATCCAAAGAAAGGTATTGAAGTCGTTGAAATCTAAAGGATATGAGTAAACAAGAATTTCTAAGCAAGTGTTATAGCTGTGAAAAGTATAGCACTTGCTACAAATCGAAGTTTAGCAGATTAGGCTGTAATGCCTATCTGTCATATTTGAATACGAACAATTTTTAAAAGGAGATACAATTATGAATAAGTACGCAGAATTAAAGAAGAAGCATCGTGAGGAGAATAATACCTTGCCTTTGAAGGCTGCTTTCGGTGATGAGCAGTTTGAGAAGATGATGAAGGAGTGGGGACTGACTACCTCGAAGGAGAACTTGATGAAGATTCGCTCACTCGGTTGCGGCGCATTCTGCCTTGCCTCTGACGTTTACCTTTTCGAGGAAATGCGTAAACGTCACGATAAGGAAATCTTGGAGCTCATAAAGACAGATGAAGGCTTGAAAGATGCTTTCATGTATGAGTTCGCAAACCACGAATGCGGCTATACATACAACCCAGAAGAAGCCGTGCTTGCCCTTGGGATAACAATGAGTGATGTAAGAAATAATATATTCATCAAGCCTGTCTTTGATAAGGCTTGGAAAGAGTATCTTGATAGATGTGAATAGCTTATGTACAAAGAAGGAGATATACTTAGGTTTTATAATGACGAAAGAGGTGAAAGTTGTGTTTTTATCTTGTCAAATATTCATAACGATGACTGGATAGAGGCTCACATAAAATACTCGTTCGCATTCAAATCTTTCGGTGTAGGCAAAGGAAATATGAGTACAAACATTAAATACTCGTCAGGTTGCTTACGATACGCAAATGAATGGGAGAAGAACTTTCTTCTGAATATAATGGAGAATAATGGTTATTCTTATGATTTTAAAACTAATAAAATAAAGGAGATTTAGTTATGGCAAAGTTTATTGAGGTAAAATACCAGGAGCATTGCTCCCTTATTAATATAGATAATATCGCTTACGTTGAACCTTCCCGAAATGGCGATATAGTAACATCTATAAAGCTTAATTGCAAGACCACACCAACGGGCGGTCAAGTTATTCCCTGCGAGGATGATTACCACACATTCTTGGCTAGATTAGAAAACCTTGTTGTCGTTGATAAAGCTGAGTAAGATATGAGAGCATTTGACGTACTTTTAGCCTTACATCGCTTGGATATGCGACAAGGCAAGGATTATCTTGAAGCTCCTAAAAAGAATGATTTGGAGCTGAATGTGATAGAAGGTAAGCTGAAACGGAATCACTGGTATTGGTGTGATTTCCATAAGCAGCCAATGCTCGGTGAGCCTTCGGTTATCCTCACTCTTGGCGGTGGGGATATTCAATACCTTTATGAAGTAGAAAAGTAAATAAATATAGATTATGTATCAGATAAATCTTGTAACATATAGAACAGCGATAAACGTAAAGAACGCTCCTCGTAGAGTGGTGAATAGAGAAAAAGGAATACTTGGTGGTGGCTTTGAAAGCATAAAGTTAGCAAGAACTACCTTACTAAAGAAAGTCTTTAGAATGGAAGAATGTCTAATAGATAAGGTTAAACCAAACAAAAATGAAACTTATGTTATAGCTACACTTTTCGGTAACGATATGATAGAGAACGTATTCACAATTATCGAAAGTAATTAATTTATGGCTCGTTTCGCTCTCAGAAATCAGGAGAAGATAAAGCAATCATTCGGGGAAGAAAGGTTGAATGAACTTCTGAAAGCATTGAAGCTGTATTCAGCCAAGTACCCGAAATTATCGTTGAACACAATCATCGAAGAGGGTAAGCCTTATCCTTTTTTCGTTATTGATAAGGTTGCGGTATTATACGTAACTCGCCTGATATATGACGTTTATCACGTTGCTTTAAAGGAGTTCTTATAAACAAAAAGCACCGCCCTCGGAGATACGAATGAGGACGATGCTAAGTGTAAATAATTGTTTTGTTTAACGTTGTGAGCACATAGGAGATACGCACTCGATACAACAATTAATGCAAAAGTAATAAAAAATATTTGGTTATCTGAATATTTCTTCGTAAATTTGCGAATAATTAACATTAAAATAGGAGATACAGTTATGATAGGAGCAATTATAGGTGATATTGTAGGCTCTAAATATGAGTTTGATAACACATTTGATTATAATTTTGAACTATTTGACGAAGGTTGTAATTTTACAGATGACACCATCTGTACAATAGCCGTAGCCGATGCTATTCTTCGAAAAGGCGGTAATGAAAAGCCGAATGTCGGAGATTATCGTATATCGCTTCAAGACTGGTGTCAGAAGTATCTAAACCCAATGGGTGGGTATGGCGCAAGCTTCTCAAAATGGGTTCGTAGCTCGAATCCACAGCCTTATGATAGTTTTGGAAATGGAGCAGCTATGAGAGTTAGTCCTGTGGGTTGGGCATTCAATAAGGGCAATGATGCCATTCGTCAAGCAATGATGAGTGCAAAGGTATCACATAGTCACATTGAAGGACTAATTGGTGCTGCTGCGGTAGCAGATTGTATCTGTGATTTGAAAAAATATAAAAGCAAAAGTTTTATTGATACAGCAGCGATAATATATTACGGCTCTGATTGGAATAAGAATCTTGTACCAAGAGGTAGATGGGCAGAAACTTGCCAAGAGTGCGTCCCTCTTGCCTTTAGAATAGTCCTTGATAGTGATAGCTTCGAGGATGCAATCAGAAATGCTGTATCATACGGCGGTGATAGCGATACGATGGGAGCAATCGTTGGTTCAATCGCTCAGCCACTCTTTGGTATTCCACAAGAAATGAAGGAGAAAGCATTGAACTATCTCCCTTTGGATATGAAGAATGTAGTAACTAAATTTATTGATAGATATGGCGAATAAGGAAGATTTAATCAAGTTCTGCCGATACTTCAAAGGTGAAGCAGAAAACCCTTGGAAAGATTGCATTGAAGCACTTCTTTGGGAATGGGAAAAGAAATGGGTAGAATTTACTTTGAAAGTTTATAAAGGACAACAGAAAATGTTCCTTAATGAAATGTTGAATGAGTATATTGCGGTAGGGTTAAGAACCTTCAATGATACAGATGATACCCCTGCCACATTGAAAGCCCTTTTATTCAACCGCTATCTTCATCTTAACAAACTTCCTATGAAGGAAGGCGTTGAGAGTTTCAAGGATTTTTATGATAAGACGTATTACAAGAAAAGCCCTCGTGAATAATAACGGGGGCTTTTCTTTATTTGTATGGATAACCACCGATATACGGGAATGGAAGTACATCTTGATTTATCACTTCAACATCTATATACCAGGTATTACCGCTTTTTTCTACCTTAGTAACTCTAAATGTAGTTCCACGCTGTAGGATGATTTCACTCTCGCTTCCGAAAGTAGATTGTTTTGCGATTCCATCCCAAGAGCGACCCGAACCATTTCCGAAGCTCGAATACGGCTCAGCATACATCATCTTCGTTCCTCTAGGTGCATAGATATTGGTGATAACATTTCCACCCAAACCTTTACCTTTTGCCACGCCAGCAGAGGTAAAAGCTCCTTCCGTGCCTTCTTTGCCTACAAGAGCCATGATTTCTGCATCTGTGGCGTAAGCATAATTGGATAAGCCGAATTTTTTAAGCTCAACCATACCTCCACCTCGTTGTAGCCAAATATCTTTATCGTAGTACGATTTATTAATGATGCTTTCCATCAATGGGATTCTATCTAAACCAAGCTGTGTATCTGCTGCTGAACCATAGTAGGTGAGACCTCGCAAAGGTTCATTGATGTTATGGTACGAACTCGTATATCCAAAGATAGCATTTTTTTCCTCATCGGTTGCATTGCGCCATACCTCACCACATTTTGCTCTAAGAACATCATCGGCATCTTTTGTATTTTTCGCCCAAACAGCCGCATCTTTTCTCGCTTGTGAATAAGCGTCGGCATCGAATGGGATTGAACCATTTCCGCCTTTGTTTGCTGCTCTCTTGGCTTTTAATTGAATGAGAGAGTTCTTCTTATCTTGCGCCTCTTGGATAAGCTGCTTTGCCAAGTCTTTATCTTGTGCGACCATAGCATTTTTGAGGTCAAAGAGTATCTTGTGATAGACTTTACTCTGCGTACTATAGCCTTTTACGTCAGCATAAGCTTTATTGATATTTATCCAATCAATCGCCGTATTTACCTCATCAAGCTTTTTTAGATATGCCGCTTGCGATACCTTCCAAGTGGCATACTTCTGCTGAACCCCGTGCATATTGCCGCCAAGGAAATCAATAGCTTCAAATTGTAGTTTCTTCGCTTTCTGTTCAAGCGTCAAGCTTTGCCATTGAGCCAACTTCGCTTCTACGGCATCATATACTCCGTGCAATTCCTGGGACGTGAACTGCTTATGCCACTTATTGACATCAGGGATGAGAGTGGAAAGTGATAATTCATCCTTTTTAATGGCAGAAATGGTATTTGCGAGCGTTTTTGCTTCTTTCCTTGCTAATGTATAGTCAGCAGATTTTAATGCGCTTAGAACGGAAGAAACATCGGTTTCTCCGTAATTAGCAGCCACCTTCATAACATTCATTGCAACCTTGCGGTCAGTCCATGCAAGTTTAGTCTGATAACCTCGCTTGAATCTATCAAACAAAGAAGCTATCTCAGAAGCACTCTTTTTGTCCTTGATTGCGTAGCGGATAGCATAGTAACGTTCAAAGAGGTCTTGGCTCTTTATATCCGTAACAGATTTGCTTCCGAGCAGATTATGAACCAAGCCATTGTAATAGTCACGTCTATGCTTATCCCATCGGCTCTGTATTTTATCTATCTGCTCCTTAGTTCTAAGGGCGTGGCGTTCCTTTGCCTTCGCAAGTATAAGCTCCTTAGAAGAAACCGCCTTTAACCCCAATTTCTTGCGGTCTGACGGGCTTAAAAGATGTGCCCAATACTTTGTGTTATCTTGTAAATGCCAAGCCAATTTACCCCTCATTCCTGCCTTCACGATAGCTTCGGAGTTATCCTTGATGTACTGATTGTACTTTTCTGGCATAGTGAGCACGGCAAAAGGGGATACGTAGTTACTCATATCCTCGCCAGCCATCAAGCGTTTATAAAATTCCTTCTTCTCCTCGCCTTGTATGGTGATAGGGTCTGAGGTACAGATACATTGAGGATGCCAAGAAATCCATACGTAATCTTTCGGATATCGACCTTCAAGGTCGTTGCATATGTCATCAATATTGTGCTGTGGAGATACGTGAATATACTGACCGATAACGAATGGTTCGTTCTGCCATCGCTCATTTCTTGCCTTATGATATGCGGAATTTATCTCCGTTCTTGCTACTCTGAGAGCGTTCTTTCTCGCCGAGCGGTAAATGCCCATGCCTACCTTCTCCAATGGCTCTTCAACGAAGCGCACCTTGCCATCAATGATTCTACGTCTGCGCCAAGTTACAACATCTTTCTTCTTTCCGTTCTTCTGAACCTTGATAGTATGATAACGGCGGTACATCATATCGGGGTCGTTGAGATACTTTCGTATGCTCTTGCCTACTTCCTCTGCTGATGAGCCTTTTTTGATTCCGTCCGCAATGGTATTACTCATAGCCATTTCAAACTCACTCTTCGTTTGTTGGCAGTAGTTCCAAATAGTCTGAGCGAGATTCAATCCGTTCTTTGTTTTCAAACGATTTGAAATAAACGTGGCTGCGGCGGTATCTCGTGCGACCCTTATAGCTTTATCAGTAAGTACGGAATAACCGCCTATAACCATTTCATCGTGGTTATACGCCAACGCAACGCCATCGGTGATGCCGCTCTTATAACAAAGAAGGCTATTCTGATAGTAATCATTAAAGATGTCGTTCAAACGAGCCTTTAACTGCGGAAAGTTATCAAAGTTAAAAAGCGCATCATCTTCGAGCACATCTTCTCCATAGCCAAGAGAGGTGAGCTTCTTGACATAATCGCTGTATAATCTGCCCAACCGCTTGTTATAAACGGCGAACAGATTATTCAGTTGTTCTTTCTGCTGTTTTGATGTGAGCTTCTTTGACATAGTTATTCTTCTTCCTCTTCTTCATTGGAAACTGACTGACTTCCACTTGCGGCACTACCAAGTCCCGAAAGGGCTGCTTGCTGCGCCAACGCTTCTTTCTGTTCACTCTTCATTTCTTCCTCAACCTTATCAGGGTCATCATTAAGAGGGTTCAATTCGATTGCACGGCGATTAGAGGTAGATTTCGCACCACCATTGGATGAAGTGATAAGTTGCAACATTTCAACATCATTCTTTGGCAGATATGGCTTGAAGACTGGCTCAAAGTCAATCTGCTCAGCAACACTCTGGTCGATACCCTTTACGTAAACTCCCGTATTACAGATGCCGTTAGCTACGATATTCGAGCGGCGAGTGAACATTTCACCAAACATTTCTGTCTTTAAATCTGCTTTCATATAAGGAGCGGTGAACATCAAACGGATAGCCGCACCCGAGGTGTTGCTGCCCAAAGTCTTCATATTCTCAAAGCTAATATCGGCTGTTGAGGTAAATGAATAGATAATATTGAAGAGATAAGCAATTTCACCCTTCACACTCTCAGGTGATTTATCCCAAGAAAGGACGTTCATACTTGCATCACTGCCACCTTGAAATACAGCACCTTGCTCACCCTTTTCTGCGAAGCCCTCCAAACGACCTTTGATAAAGTACTTAGGCGTACCGAAATAGTCATTCGTATCACCCCAATTTGAGATACAAGTCTCCACTCTATCAATAGCCCATTGAACATCTTCCCACTCTGCTTGGTCTTGTCTATAGTAAACGACAGGCACTTTGGTGAAGCCATGAGGTAGGGCAGAGATAAGCTTCCATCCTGCGCCATCAATATTTGTGTACTGATAGCACAATCTATCTGTATATACATCAAAATGTAGCTCAGATTTTCCAAGCTCATCATATACATAGTATTCACGGGCGAAGCCGTCCATGATGTGGAAGTCGTTGAAATGAGGGTAGAGCTTATCACCATTTGAAGGTGAAAGCAACTGAACTCGGATTTCACCTCGGAGCTTTCCTTCTGCGTCTGTTGGCATATACCATAACTCAGCGCACTCACATTCCTTGAAGAGGGTACGGGCAAGTCGCTTATCGAAGTACTTCATCTTGTTGTCGTGATAGCAGTGCATGATGCCGTCATATAGCTTCTGCTGCTTATCGTCCATCTTCTTTATATCAACACCATGTGCTGTAGCTTTATAGGTAACGGCATTCATAAGCAAGAAACCCACAGTAAGATTTACGATTGACTTCTGAGCAGGGATTGCGATTCTTACGGGCTCAACTTTCTTATCCTTGTAAATCGGTTTTTGCGTGATAGGGTCATACTGACCCGTAGGTACTTTGATTCGTTTCTTAGGACGGAAATCCTCATCAAAGATTTTATGCTTTGACGGATTCCATTGTCCTTCAAGCGCACTCAGTGGTGTCTTAAAGCCTTTTTTCCTTGCGGTCAATACCGAGCGGACTGTGTTCGCATCTTGTATTGCTACTATCTGTTCTATTGCTCTCATATATGAATATTTTTTGTTATAATAAGGCAAAGTTAGCAATAATATAACTTATATAGGTATAAAGAAGAAAACCTGTGTAAACAAAAGAAAAACGCCTATTTCGGCAGTCTTCCAATATGCCAATGATTGCACTCGTTGCAAAGGTATGCGGAGTAACCGAGCAGCCGCTTTTTCTTTATGTATCTTGCGGCTGCCTTCTCATTACCAAAGGATAATTTGGCTACTCCTCTGCTATTATAGTGGGAGCGTTTACGATGATGCTCCCTTGGTTGTTTATCATATATTCGTTTCATAAGCATTTCGATTTTAACCCATCAGACCGAGAATGTCGGCGGCTTGCATTCCGCTGCCATAATCGCCCAATAACTTCTCCATAACAACATATCGGCATGCATCTATAGCGTGATTATACATATCTATAGGCTCATTAAGCCACTTTCCTTCCTTATCTTGGCGGTAGGTATAATTATTAAATTCCCTCCTTACATTTGTAGAGCGTTTTGTTATATGAATTGTGTATTCTTGCATCTTCATAATACCAGCTTGAATAGAACCTGCGAACTTCTTTACAGGTTTTATATCAATACCAGCATTATAGATTTCATCAATCAGACGAGGGTCGGCACTCTCTGATATTACCTCAATATTTTTTTTATCCTCTTTCAATACCCTAATAATATCAGAAGCAAGCATTTCTGTCTGATAGCATATTTCATCTATATAGATAATCTTTCCGTAGATATACACATCAACAATCGCCGTAGGGTCATTGGAGTAACCGAAGTCAATACCTCTGTATCGGTGTCTGTGCGCTTGTATAGGAATATAATCATCAATGACTACATTCTTAAAAATCAAGCCCTCAACCATAGAGCGCAATCCTAACCCATAGATACGCCAAAGGCTCGGATTCTTCCATTTAAGGCTCTCAATCTCAGCAATAACCTTTGGTTCGAGAAAAGGGTTATCCTTATAAGTGGAGATAAACCAATAAGTGCTTTTTTCTTCGTTTACCTGATTTATCCAATGGTCTTCTGAGAAGGAAGGGTTATAATCAAGGATAGAGAACTCCGTGGTACGCATCTGTAGCTGCTGCCATTCGATGAAAGAAAGCTCATTCGCCTCATTTACGAAAAGTATCTTACGCTTAGAACCACGCACCTTCTGCTCGTTATCGGTGGAGAAGAACTCAATCCAAGAGCCGTTAGGGAAAGTATAAACGAACTCCGATTTATTCATGCACTTATCATCCCACCAACCAAAGTTAAGCATTATATCCTTGAAGTCACGATAGACAGTTCGTTTAATGGAAGGCATACCAGCACGAATGATGGAAACGGTCGTTCCAGCATAGTTGAAGCAAAGCATACAAAGGAACTGCACAACAGAATAGGTCTTCGCAGAGCGTGAGCTTCCTTGAAGAGAGCAAGTTGTGAACCCTGCTTCTTTCGCTGCCTTTACCCTCATGTAGTTCTTTGCTAAATATACGTGCGGCATATCTCTGTTATCCTTTATTTGCTCTTATTTCTTTATTTCATCAACTGTGACTAAGGTATCGTTGTGCGAACCGCCATGTGCTACGATAAGAATCTCTTTACATACCGCTCCGTTACATTTTCCTATTCCTTGTGTATTCCAACCACAAGAAATACAGATACCTTCATTCTTTAATATTCTTGCAATCTCCTTCTTACATAAAGACCAATATTTGGCATTAGAGACATTTATCTCCAATTTCTCTTTACCAAAATCCTTATATAGCAAAGATGCTTGTGTTACACTATAAGGTGGGTCGTATAATACCATATCAGCAGAGTTGGATTTCTGCCCTTGAAGGAACTTTAATGCGTCAAGGTGATACTGAGTATCACAGTTCGGATTTAAGTCATTGCGAATTGTTCCGAGCTTGCAATCCTTTGCGAATGGGTCAATAATAACACCACCTTTATTATATTTATCAAAAAGTTCTTTGATTGGCTTTATACCGAAAGTATCACCACTTGGCATAGCCCATTTCTTCTGTATTTCCATATATTTATTCTCCTATATTTTTATCTGGCTCAGCATCCTTCTTTTCTTTCTCTTTCTGAATCTCAGCGAGAATCTTCTGATACTCTTCATTATTGGTAACAACGTGTACTTGCAATGGGTCTTGCTTAATCTGCTCGCCCTTGCTTGTAAGGTCAATGCGCTGAATCTTTCCGTAGGCTCTATCAATAACTCTTTCGAGCACATCAAGCCCTTTCTTATCAAGTATTCCCTTGGCAATAATGCGTTGCATCATCGGGCGTGACTTATCAGCCAACACCGCCTTTAATTCATCTTCGGGCAGCGTAGCGATATACAGAAAAGACTCTGCGATAATCTGAGAGGAAGGCACTTCGTAACCCTTCTCCTTCATTTCCTCGATGAACAATGACATCGTCTTAGGCTTTGGCGGTCTGCCTTTCGGGTTGCCAACTCCACCTTTTTTAAACTTACCTTTTTCAAGGTTTGCAAGCTGTTTTTTACGCTTGCTTTCATCTCTTGATAATGGCATATTAATAACTTTTATTCCTAATTTATTCCCAACAATAGCTTTTATTTAAGAGAAGCACCTTTATTTTCTTCTTCCTCTGCTGCCATATCTCGGCACATTTTCAGCACATCGAAATACTCTCCGAGATTGTTGTTATAGAGCAATTTTGCTATCTGCTGAACAAAAACAGCCTTACGCCCATCTTGCTGTAGCTTCACCACTTCGCAAGCTGGCATCATCAAAAACTGCTCCATGATTTCAACCTTTTCCTTAGAGGAAAGAAGTTTCTTGGTAGGAAGCAGAAAACCCACTTCCTCCAAGATTTGTGTTTTGACAGACTTAACCTTCATACTTATCACCATTTACGAGGTTCATAAACTCAGCCCTCACTTGTGGGTCGTCTTTGAATGCACCTTCAAGGTAAGAAGAGGTCATAATACCCTTCTTCTTTGCGCCTCTGAACTCTTTGCAAGAATGATGACCCTTCATCACGAGAGCAATACCAAGTGGTGGGTATTCGCTACCGAGAGCATTTTTCAGCATATCTACGATGTCGTGTACCAATCGCTCCTGTATCTGTAAGCGAGCGGAGCAGTAATCAACTACACGACCAATCTTAGAGATACCGAGAATCTTGCCCTTTGGGTTCGGAATATATGCGAACCAATACTTGCCCCAAAACCAAACACAATGATGCTCGCAGTTTGAATGGAAATCGCCTTGGTCGATAACCATGTTATCATAGACGATACCGTCATCATTGTTATCAAAGGTGGTAATCTTCGGCTTCTGTGAAGGGTCATAACCTCTGAATATTTCTTTCCACATTCTAATAATGCGGTCGGGCGTACCCTCTAAGCCCTTACGGTTAGGGTCTTCACCGATATACTCCAAGAGTTCTTTCATATGCTTTTCTGCTGTTTCTTTTGTAATCTTAGCCATATTATTTATCTTTCCAATATCCTTTATAATCTTGTTTCTCCTCCTCATTTGGCTGACATACCTCATAAGAAGTACCGCATTGCATACAATGATAGTAATCTACTACGGAATCATCATCCTCGCTGCGGTCACCTGATGAATCCCAACAAATCACCCCACCACAATAAAAGCAGATAGGGCGATACTTTGTTGGGCTTTCTTTTTTCTTCTTATTCATAGGCAAAATGATTTACTTCACATTGAGAATCTTCTGCTGCTGTAAGGAAAGCCGCCATTTAGGGTTAGCCTTAACGAAAGCAACTGTCTGTTTCAGAATCTCAGCATTCTTCTTCGTATCACCCGTATCACAAGGCTGAACGTAGTAGTAATCTGCATCAATATTGCAATCGGTAATCTCGTGCTCACCATCAAAGACAACCTTCACCTCAGTAGCAACCTTAATGATAGGTTCTGCGCCCTTAACGAATAAGCACTTAGGAGAGCAAGTAACCCAGTTGATACCACCTGGAATCTTGTGCGTTCCGTTGGTCTCCATAGCAATATAGTAGCCCCAATTTTGGAGAAGGGTAGTAAGCTCCTCATCCACTTGCAATGTAGGCTCACCGCCCGTGAAGACAACGAATTTGCAATCGGGTGAGAGCAACTGAATCTTATTCAGAATATCAATAGCTCCAATTTCCTCATACTTCTTAAAATCGGTATCACAGAATGGACACTTTAAATTACAACCCGAGAAGCGGACGAAGATAGCCGCTCTACCTGCATGTCTTCCCTCACCTTGGATAGAGTAGAAGATTTCATTTACCTTGTACTTAGCCATTAGAGAGCCTCCTTTCCGTCAATCTTATCATCGTCACAATAAACGGCGATATTGCCTTCACTCTCCTGTACCTGTGCCTTGTAGCACTCTGGGAACTGAACAACAATCCATTTGGCGATATTCTCAGCAGTAGGATTGAAAGGCAAAAGCTCGTTGAGGTTGCCGTGGTCGAGGTAGCCGTGAATCTTCTGCTTAATATGCTTGAAGTCCATCACCATACCATCCTTGTTCAGCTTTTCAGCCTTGCAATAGACAGTAATAATCCAATTATGCCCATGAAGGTTGGCGCACTTGCTTTCATAAGAGAGATTCAGCTTATGACAAGCGGCAATCTCCATTCTTTTTGAAACATAATACATAATTTTTCTTTCTTTTATTTTGTTATTTCAATTTTTATTCTTAATTTTGCGACAGAGAAGAATAAATCGGGTGGGTCAGTACACTGGCTGCTCGATTTCACGCTTATTCTTCAAAGGCAAAGAGGTGTACCTGCTTTGCTGTTTTCTATCAAAGCTTATGGCGATGAACATTGCCTGATAAGCCAACAACAATAACTTCTTTTAAGTTACCTCTTTCATTTCCTTTTGCATGAGTGAGATACATAGAAATTTGGTCTTTGACATATTCCTTTGTCATAGCCTTGTTATTCTGTATGAGGATAGCAACTTCTGCCCCTTGCTTTGCAGCACTCTTCAATGCATTCTCTACCTTGTAGGTACTCGCCGAGTTGATGGTTTTCATATCCATCACGGCGTGCTCTTTGAAGCCATCAGTCTTCTTCGCTCCCGTTATATACGACATTTCGCTCATCAAATATACACGATAACCCTTTTTAGCAAGAACTTCTGCGGCATACATTTCCTTATTGGTATTCGGGTCAGCAATCTTATTATGGTTGTTATGTACCACATAATAACCGCCGCTTTTATCGAAGTAGCTATCTTTATAGTTGCCCGTAGAGACGATGGCTTGAAATTCTGATTCTCTCTTAGCCATCGTCTTAGGGTTACCCGAATAGTTTCGTGTACCTCCGCTTGCCTTACTCATCCTCGTATTCGGTTGGGTCTGAAATGCCTGCATCACGGAGAGCTTCCTTGCGTTCCATACAAGTACCACACTTACCGCAATGCTTCTCACCGCCCTTGTAGCAGCTCCAAGTTTCAGCGTAGTTAATGCCAAGCTCCTTGCCGTGGCGAGCAACATCAGTCTTCGTAATACTGGTATAAGGAGCATCAATGCTGATACCCTCGTAAGTACCATTCTTCATTGCCTCTGACATGGCATCAATGAAGCCCTTGCGGCAGTCTGGATAGATTGCGTGGTCGCCGAAATGGTTAGCAATAAGCACCTTCTTCAATCCATTACTCTCTGCGATACCGCAAGCGATAGAGAGCATAATGCCGTTACGGAAAGGAACTACGGTTGATTTCATGTTTGCATCATCGTAATTACCTTCTGGGATAGCTTCTGCTCCTTCGAGGAGAGAGGATTTGAAATAATCGTGAATAAAATTGAGTGGAATAACAATATGCTTGATACCAAGTCGCTCACAATGCAACTTAGCAAAAGGAATCTCCTTCTGGTTATGGTTAGAACCATAATCAAAAGAAATAGCAAGAGCGATGCTCTCTTTCTTCTCATGCAGGAGAGTTACAGAGTCCATACCTCCTGATACAATAATCAATGAATCTTTCATAACTAATTAAAATTTAAATATTTATCTTTTATAATCTTGCACGGGCGTACTTCATAAAGCGTACCCACTCGCCGAAATTATGTGCAGCAACCAACTTTGAGCGAAGTTTCTTGCCCTCAGGTGCTTTGGTTTTATCCATAGTTCCGTTCTTGGCATTGAACTTATATATAGAACCGCTCATATTGCCATAAAGCCAAGCTGTTGAATCCACAGAATCAAAGTGATAAGTATGCAATCCTCTGATATTTGTATATCCAAGAGCATGTATCTTGCAGCCATATTTATGTGCCGTCTTTACGAACCAAGGAAATAACTTCTCATATTTATTGATAGGTATTTCTTTGGTTACGATGCCACCAATAGCCACATAAGGGTAATTCTTGCACATTTCTATAAAATACTCTTTTCCTCGTGACTTATGCCAAACGGGGATAGGCTTACGTCCACTTAATCTTTCGAGCTTTTCACGAAGTCTTTCAACCTCTTTGATACCAACAACGGAATCAATATCAAGCTCAAAGAAGTTCTTTACGTTCCACTTCTTAATGAATGCAGCATATCCTTCTACGTATTTATCGAAATCAACTACACCTGCTCCCGACATAAATGTGAAAGCACCACTATCTAATAGGAAATTCTGAAAATTGCCTATCAATCGAGGAAACTCTTTATTATTCTGTAGATAATAGTAAGTTTCCAATATATTTAATCCTTCCCAATCGGCATCCTTGACGTTCTTTAATGGGGGTTCGCCTGCTAAAAAAACACCCATAGCCTTTTCATAAACATAGGGTCTGCTTAAAGTCCCTGCTATATATAATTCCATACTAACACTTTTCCAAAACTTACTAAGATTTCCAGTAAGCCCTCCCGCAAGATAGACTTCCATATCTCTATTATTTTATTTCCACACCTTCGTATTCGGAAACGGCAGACTTGAGAATCTCCTTAATCTCATCTACCTTATCTTCCAACTCTTGCGGAATATGGACGGAGAGCTTAATATCTTTGGCTTTGCTTTCGGTATTTTGAGCATCTTCGAATAGCTCATCAATATCGGTATCATCCTCATCGGTATTGAGAAAAGAGCAATCAACGCCCCAATTCTGCAAATCATCGGTTTCCCATTCACCATTGGCAAGCTCATCCCAATCCCAGTTACCAGCTTGCACGTTATCCTTGATAGCATACTCCTTGATTTTCTCAATAGGTGTATCTGCTTTAAGGATAACACAAGGGATAGTATCGAACTCGGAATGACCATCAAGGCGAAGCTCGTTGGCGATACGAAGACGCATATTACCGCAGATAGTGACGTAGTTACCATTATCCATAGCATAAACCATCAATGGCTTATACTCCAGGAACTCGGGGCTATCGGTAAGTGACTTTTTGAGTTTATCGTGCTCGCTTTCTTTAAGGTAGCGAGGGTTCTTACTGATTCCTTCCAACTGTCCGTCATTGTATTCAAGCCTTGTAATATCAATATCGGCGTATTCACCAATCTTCAAAAAAAGCTTTTTATCATCAACGTTCGGACTCTGAGATATTTTCTTTTCTCTTGCCATAACTTTACCATTTAATAATTATTATTTGCAAAGTTACGGAGATTATTCGGGTTTTAATAGAAAATAATAGATTGTGTGTAAACAAATAAAAAAGGCTATCCCAAAAAGAGTAGCCTTTGAAGTTATTATTTAATCTTTCCAGCTTTTACAAGCTTATCAAACATCTGTAGAACGGACTTATCCTTACCTCCTGTCTTATATCCATTGATATAATAGGTATTCAGTGATTTCCAACCGCTTTCCTCGTAAGTTCTTACGATATTTGCGATTTTACCATGTCTATTTATCGTACCTATCTCAATAGTATCAGTTTCGTTCTCTCTATACTTTTCCCAAAAAATAGAACCTCCTTTCTTTTTATTAAAAGTCACATCTTCCAACTCTTCAACCTTTTTAAATTCAGAAGGTTTGATGTTATAAACGGCAGAAACGGCTTTCGTCATATTTTCCAAACTCTCATTCGCTGCGTCATTCTTTAAGAATTTAACCTTATCATTCCATAAAGTCTTGGAGTTAATAGAATCTACCAAAGCATTAATCGCTGACGATGTTGTTGCATTGGCAACGCTTTGTATTCTACTCTGCGCAGCGTTATTGCTGCTTATGGTGCGAGTACCACCGCTTGATTTACTCATATTCTTTATATTACTTTATTAATCGTTTTTAATATACATTAGTGCAAACATAGCCTTATTAGCTACCTTATTTCTTCTTTGAAGTTATATCGCTAATTAATTTAGCTAATTTAACCTTATCTGTAATTTTAAAAGAGTAACTATTGCTCATGTCAGCTCCTTGATAATGATTAACACTCATTTTACCAGTAATAGAGTTTTTTATCTTAGAAGCCGATGATGATTTTTCGCCAACGCCGATACCTCTTGTTATAGTATCACCTTTAATACTTACATATTCTTTTCCTATTTTGAAAGCATCATAACCGCCTTCTGTGGTTCCGAAGTGTTTATGAGGGAAATCCTTTGTAAGTGACTTAATCGTTGTATTAATCAATGTTACATTCTCTTTATATTCTGAAAGCTTCTTTTTTAAACTATCTTTTGCGCCCTCAGAAAGCGTCTTATCTTTCAAAAGATAAGAGATTTGTTCTTCTGTACCAGCCTTATCGTAAGCACCTCCATACTCTGCTTTCAGTTTTTCTTCGGCAGATTTAATCTGTTCTTCTATGCTTTTAGAATTTTGAACAGTTATGTTTTTCCTACTTTCTGCTGCCGCAGAAGAAGAAACTCTTTTTGTCGAACCGCTATTTTTTTTTGCCATATTCTTTATATTTTAAATTATTAATTCCTATACCGCAAAATTAATAAATTCTTTTGGAACTACAAAATATTCTCAGTATTATTATTAGTATTTTAATAACTATTAATATGAAACAATAGGTTTTTATGATTATATTAAGATATTTTTAGACTTCTCTTAGATTCTTATACCTATTATATATAAGAAAAGCAGCTACCTATCACAGGCGGCTGCTTATTGACTATAAACTAACTATTATTTTCATTTAACCAAATCTTAACTAATACATATTGTTATGACACCTCAGAACCTATATTCCACAATTTCTGTTTTGCTGATGCAAAGATACAAAAGAAAGCGAGATACAGCAAATAAATGCCATATCTCGCATAAACAATCTTACTTTCCCTCAATCTGTTTAGAGACGTTATCTGCTCGGAAGTCCTCAATCTGCTTGGAGAAAGGGGTGAGCTTATCGAGCTGCGCCTTAACAGAGAACTCTTCGCCGATGAAAGCAACACCTTCGTGAATCTTCTGCAAGGCGGCAAGTTGCTTCTTGGTAGTGACAACAGGGTTGATGTAGATGCAACCTCTATGGGTCTGGGCGAACCGCCGACACTCAGCACCGCCGCCGTAGATAACAAATAGCGGCTCTTTGCCCTCTGCCCAATCGCTTGCGATGGAATACTCAAAGGCGAGGTTATTCAGTCTGTCCGAATATCCACGGGTAGCGAAGGCACGCCATCCACGAGGTACGCCAATCATATTGAGGCGATAGAACTTCTGCGCCACGTTGAGGTCAACGAAGATACCGATACCCTTACCTTGCATACAACGGGCAATCCAACGTTTCTTGTAGATAGCCTGCAAGCCAAAAGATACGGGCATCTCATTATATAAGGAGAAGTTCGGTTCAACGATAACGGCAGGGTGATGCTGCAATATCTTCTCAGGGTGCTCGTAGATAGCTGAGAAGCGGTAGTCATCGGTATAGAAGTGCAAAGAGCCTTCGCCATTGAGGTTAAAGGTTCTCTTCTGTTCGCCGAAGCAAAGGAAGGGTGACTGACACTCCTTGGCTTGCATATCAATATCGAGTGTCGGAATCTCTAAGTCATTGTCCGTTGGGAAGAGCTGGTCGGGCAAGGTAAGCTCATAATCTGTTCTTTTCATTCTTTGTTGCTTTTTAAGAGTTCAACGATTTGGTTATATATGGATAAGGTGTACTTATCCTTTGACTGAACGTATTGCATATACTTTCGTGCTTGGTTGATAACGTTTGCTCTGGTGCGACAGAGTAGGCGAGCCGAGCGGTCGGGGTGGATGCAATAATCACGGCTTATGAGGCAGTATAGTCCTCTAAGGGTATTGAGTTTGACGGTCTTCACCGCAGAGCAAAGTTCCATGAAGGTAACCTTGCCTACCTCGCATACCGCTTGCATGATGCGGTCGGAGATTTCGTATTGCTGATACTGATTGTATATCATACGCTATTACTTGTTATTTGGTTATTAATAGAAAATATGGTGCAAAGTTATAAAAATCTATTAAAAAGCGAATAAATACTATTAATTATTTTAAATTTATTAATAGATAATTTGGTTATTTGACGATTTTTTATTAATTTTGCGGTGTGTTTAAGAAAGAACACTATCACTTAGCGAGTTTATGGGGAACTTTCTAATGTGTAAGATTTTGGATTTACGTGAGCCGCAAGGCTACTAAATACGGAGCAGCAGAGAATCCCCATTTCTTTGCTGCTCTTGACTTTTTAAAGCATCTGTAAAATGGAGATACGCAGAAAGATATTGAATGATATGTATTGCAATCCAGAACTGAGGAAGGCAATTGCATTTTCCCTTTTCATAAAGACAAGGGTCAAGTCTTCTGCCGTGCAAAGATGGAGCATCAATAAGCTACACGAAATCACGGGAGTAAGTGCCTGTGCTGTGCGTAAGCGTATTGATACATTGAAGGCTATGGGCTTGGTTGAGTTCACGGGCAAGAATAATCGTTGCCTTGTCTTCAAATCTCTGAAAAGTCATACCTCTCACAGGAACGTCCTCGTTCCTAATATCGAGTTTATTTCAAGGAATGATTCTAAAAAGAATGCCTATGCACAGAATGTAAAGTTCATAGAAGATACCTTATCTGCTATGCTTATCATTGATGTACAGAATCGAAAGAATTACGCTAAGCAAATGATTCAGCAGTCTAAGCACCCTAAAGGCTTAAAAGAGTTGAAGGCGGCTAAGAAGGTTTGTAATCGTTTTGGCTACGGCGATAAGTTCAGAGAGAATGGTATATCATATAAGTATATAGCTGAGAAGTTAAGCGTAAGCGTACAGAAAGCCTTTGATTTGGTAAAGTTTGCGGTCAAAAACGAGATTTTATGCAAATACAGAAACATAGAAAAGCGTTTTTTATCCTCTATTGACTATGTAAAGGATATGATACTCAATAACTATACTTATATCAAGGGAGGGGTAATCTGTAGGGTGTATGCTAATACCTATGAGGTAATGGAAGGCTCGCCTTCGGCTCGCTTCGCTTCTATCGTGGTATATAATTAGATTATAAAAAACTAAGATTTTGTTTAACGTTTAAATATAGGAGATACAAAAATGTTATTTGAGAAAATTAGTCGTAGATGTCTGCTTACCTTGGATGGGGGGGCAAAGATTCAAGCCATCCTGACAATCCCGAAACCCACCAAGCCCATCTTCCCTGAGAAAATGGAAAGAGAGTTTATAGAGAGTTTTAACAAGCAGCAGCCAAATATGGTTCATAAGGTTATCAAATGTCACATAATGAGAAATTAAGCGTATGGAAGATTTACCTATAGGCTCAGAAATCGTCTTGAAGGTGGTTGAACACGAAGGTTGTGATAATTGTTTTTTCTACGAGATTGCAAGCAATATTAATGCGGATGTTTGTGAGCGAATCAAGTGTGCTCGTATCGAGCGAAAAGACGGAAAGAATGTTCAATTCAGAAGAGTAAAGTGATTATGAAGAAAATCAAAAGTAAGACAGTTCGTGACTATGTTATGAACGATATGGTGTGGAAGGTTGATTTGCCAAGTTTCTTGAAAGAAATAGCTGAATGCTCAAAAAGCATTCCTTATGCTATGACTTTTAAGATTTTGGCACAGGTACTTAATGTACTCATAGAAAGGGCTATTGAGATAAATGACCCTGCACTTAACATAATTATGCTCAACCTTGGACTTTATGAAGGAGCGCATGACAAGAACGTAGATGAGGTTATATCTCAATTACGCAAGTTGATTACCGATAATCAAAAATAGGAGGAGGACTAAGTATGATAGACGATAAGAAAATAGAAGAAGCTGCACAAGGAGCAGCAGACTTGTATGAGCAAGACTTGCCTATAATGTCTTATAATGAAGACACAGAGGTTGACGGTCAGCATCACTTCTGCCAAGAATTTGGCGCTGAGTTGTTTAAAGATGGTGCTAAGTGGGCTATCAAGGAGTTCTTGAAAGATTTGTGGCATGACGGCGAAGAAGTACCAAAAGAAAAGAATAAATCTGTTCTTATGTGGTTCGAATCATATTCTGTCGGTGAAAGAGAATTAGATAATGATGAATATTACGACTTGTGTAATACAGGGAAAGATGGATATGATGAGGATACTTGGAAGATGATTTGCGATGAAGGAGGATGGTGTTCTAAGTGGCTTTACCTTGATGATTTGCAGAAAGGAGGCAAACAATGAAAGAGCTTAAAGTTGGAGAAAAAGTTACTATTGAAGCCGTGGAGCAGGAGGGTTGTGATGGTTGTTTTTTTTCTTCCGATATGAATCATACATGTAATGACCCATACAAAAACAATGAAGGAGACGATATTTTTGAGTGTAGAGAATCAAAGCGTTCAGACCACAAGAATGTAATCTTTAAAGAAGTTAAGGAGTAGCTATGAGTAGAGATTTAATGAGAATGGCATTAATGATGGCTGCTACGGCAGCTTATGCACAAGATGATATTTTCGGGTGTTCAAGTCCTAAACTTGACGCACTAAGCGGCAATATTCCTTCTGATAAACAGAAGTGCCAGCCAAAGGCGCAGCATGAGTTTACCATCAAGGGTGTTAAGATTATGGCAGCTTCTAAGAAAGATGCTATTAAAAAGTATAATCATCTTAAAAAGTAAAGCGTATGGCACAGAAAGAATTTAGAAAGCCACCTCGTTATATGGTGGGCGATATAGTTTATAGTCACGGATTTACTTGTATTGTCTGTAGTGTCTATCCGTTCAGTATAGATTATTCTTATGACCTTAAAGCTATTTGCGGTAAGAGTTTGGGCAAAATTTGTCAAAATGATATTATGCACGTTCATATTTGTAAAGAGTTTCTTGAAAAGAACGGATGGACATGTTATCGCTCTGAAGGAGAATGTATTGGGCATAGGTGGTATAAACACCAAGAATACCCTTTCACTTTGCGATATAATAATTTCTTGGGAATTTGCGGAGTATCTTTCAATGACGGAAAAGACGATACTGTTATGATAAAATGTGTAGATGAACTACAACATATTCTTTATGGCTTGCAATTAGATAGCAATTTAAAAATATAAGCGTATGGATAAGTTAGAATACATTCAAGGAGATTTGGTAAAGTTTGCAACCAATACTTATACTATTGTTAATTTTGAAGAAAACTTTCTTCATAACAAGATATGTTATGCTTTGATTTCAACTAATAGTACAAAAACAGTTTTTGTTGCAGACAGAGATATTTTACCGATTCCTCTCACTACAGAGATTCTAGAGAAGAATGGGTGGGAGCATAAGGACGATGTTTATTTCAAGGAATATCCACATCGAAAACTTGTAGTTATGGACGGGAATGCATATATAATCAATGAAAGTTGTTCGTTATTTCTATGTAAAGCTGAGTTTGTTCACGAACTCCAACATTTATTATATGCCTTGCATATAGATAGTAACTTAAAAATATAATGATATGACAGAAGAAGAAGCAAGAAGAAGAGACGAAGAAGCTGGATTAGGATGCGCTATATGGGGAATTATAATAATATTTTTTATCATTGTAGTGCTATCTTAACATATATTATTAATAACTAACGCCTTCGGGCATAATTTTAAAGATATGACAAAAGAAGAATTAAAATCAAAGGTTGCCAAGCAACAAAGTATTATCAATGATGCTAACAATCAGATTTGTTCTGATGTGAAGGAGTACATAGAAAGTCTTCCATACAAGGTTGGTGATAAAGTGAGCTGTTCAAGATGTAATGTATGTTGGATTGCAAGCATTATTCCAGAACGAAATTGCGCAAGATATTCTGGCATGATTGAGGTAAGAATCAACCCTGCTAAGAAAGATGGCACTCGCTCCAATAGAGAGTTTGTACTATGGAGTATGGAAATTGATAGTATCAAGAAGATTGATTAACCATCCCTTATGGGATATAAATATAAGTAATATGGGAAATAGAATGTTTTTAATAAAAACTGAATATGATGAGAAAGCTCTTAGTGAAGCTATTGAGAGTGAGGTTAGAGAATTAGGAGAATCTCCTCTTTATGGTTGTTATGTTTCTGTAAAGGAGGTCGAAGATTAACTAACCACCCTCTCCTTTTTACAGGAGAGGGTAAAAAGAAGAGAATATGAGATTAAGTGAATATAAAGCAGGTACTATCTTAATAGATATGTGCGGCAAAGTATTTATCCATGATGGCTTTATTAATGCTGATGGATATGGTGTTATAATTGGTGAGGATTCTGATGGAATGATTCAGAAGTCCAATGGTATTGGTAACTGGATGAAGGAAGGCTGCTGTAGAGAAGCGACTTCACAAGAAGTCAGTGAGTTTTTCGCTAAGGTTCGCAAAACCAAGAAAATTATCAATTACTAAGGAGGGGAAAAATCAGAGAATATGGCACTTAAATGTAAGACTTGCATTTACAGAAAGAAGGATATGAAGAAGTTCTTATTCTATTGCAAGAAAAGACATATAAGAGTTGGAGAGCGAAAGAAGTCTTGTGAGTTGTATGAACCAAAGTAAAAAGGGGTAGTTGCCGCTACCCCGAAAAAGATTCATTCTGCTTATACTAAGAAAGAAAAGCAAGTCCCATTTTTGGGATAGATGCGCTTTCCGTTCCTAATGATGTACTTGCAGAAAACACGAACCTTGTTGTCATTTGGATTCTTTTCCATCAAAAGTCCCTCCATCGTTTATCCAGACTTCTCTATCTGGGGGAATACTGCCCACTACAAAGCAGTACAAGAAAAAAGCCCCTAAGCGGCAACTAAGGGGCTTTGTAATCTCCTTGAACAGAGGAAGAACGGCGTGTAGTGTCGCCGATGGGGGACTATGATGTCCTAGAATCCGAGTGCAAAGGTAATCATTTATATGATTATATAAACAATAACAACGTTAATGAATTTTAAATATGGTCTAATTTAGACTACTCTAAAATAATATATAAATTTATAGTTAATTATGGACAGAAATCAAGCTAAAGAATTTTATTCTATCCTGAAAGCCTACGCAGAAGGAAAGGCAATTGAGTGTAGGACAAAACCGAGTGCCGTAGAAGGCTCAGATATTCTGAATGATTGGACGGAAATGACAGAGATTGAGTTTTGGAAAAATACAGAATACCGTATCAAGCCAGAGCCAACCTACAGACCTTTCAAGGATGCAGAAGAGTGCTGGAATGAAATGCAAAAGCATCAGCCGATTGGGTGGGTGAAGTTGAAAGATACAGAAAGTGGGTATTACATGCTTAAAGGTATTGCAAGTCAAGTAGTAATTGGATTTAATGAAACTCCTTTTAGCTATAAGAAAGTATTTGAAGATTATGTATTTGCCGATGGAACTCCATTTGGCGTAAAAGATGAATAGTTTATGGCATGGGTATGTGTAGGATTTAATGGCGAAGAAAGAGTTTGCCAAAGTAAACCAACAAGATATGATGATAGATATTGGATGATGAATCCAATCTGTAATGACTCTGTTGGTCTTCCCAAAGGAACTATCAAGAAACTCATCGGAAGAGAACTTACTTGGAACGATGAGCCAGTCGAACTTAAATAAGAATAGTTATGGAATTTATATGTAGTAAAGGGAAGATGCGAACCCTTTTCTTTCTACCTACAATATGCAAGATAGAAAGAAAAGAAGGAGGGCATGCTATTGTATTAGCATGGCTTCATAGCTTTGTTGGATTTAGAATTAAATAGTTATGAGACAAATAAAATTCAAGGCTAAACGTCTTGACAATAACACTTGGGTAGAAGGTTACTTCTATGCTGAATGTGGTAACACTTACATCATCGAGGATAGGCAGAGTGAATCAATGCTTAATAGAAACGAGGCACATCAGGTTAACCCTTCAACAGTCTGTATGTTCACAGGACTGACAGACAAGAATGGAACACCTATCTATGAGGGGGATATAGTTATGTACAAAGATAACAATGCGGAAAGAATAGGCAATATTAATTGGGATAGTAAAGCTTTCTGCTTTGGGCAAGGTCTCTTAGTTCATTACTCTTCTGAAGATATGGTCGTTATTGGCAATAAATTCGATTAAAAGAAATAGCTTATGAAAATAGAAAACATAAAATTCAAGGCAAAGAAGACATTGGATGGGAAATGGATAAAAGGTGACTTGGTTCATCACAAAGATTCAGATAACGTCTGGATGACAGACTTTGAGAAACGGCTGACATCACCAATTGACTCCTCTACCATCTGTCAGTTTACTGGTCTGAAAGACTGCAAGGGTAATGAAATTTGGGAACACGACCTTCTGCAAAGTCAAGAATCGGAAAGAATCTATGAGGTTGTTTGGGATGAATATGGCGGTTTCGTTGTTAAAGATTCTGTCGTAGGTGTATGTTCGCCAATCTTCTTAGGTTCTGTATTGTCAGTATGCAAATTCAAAGTTGTTGGCAATAAATTCGACAGAAAGGAAGGTAAAGAATGAAGAAAATATTATTTTATTCAATAATTGTATTGGCTGTGATTTTCTCAATCCCTTATGTAGCTTTGTGTATTATAGCTTGCCTATATATTAAAATAATAGGATTTGTTATTATTCCACTAAGCTCGTATGTTGGTAGAGCTGCACCTCTGCCAAAATGGTTTATGCGTTTTTCCGATTGGTTAGAATACTTAACAGGTAAAAGCTTATGAAGATTAGATTAGCAAAGAAAATAATGAAAGCCAATTTAGAGGTATATCCTTTTTATTGGCACAGAAGATGGACTCCATACCATTTATATGTATGTACAGTAAATAAGCCATGGGGAGCAAAGAAAGACCACCGCATCACCAAGGCGATAAGTTTAACAAGTAAAAAGAAGAAAAATGAGAATAAAAGATACTGACACTTTTGTGGATTTAAGTAAAGAAGATAAGGATGCTTTAGATAGTTGGGCACATTATTGTAAACAACATGAAGGTTATGAAAGATATGAAGAAGGAAACATTTGACTTCTCGGAGGCTCTGAGAAGAATGAAGGAAGGGAAACTTGCCAAGCGAGAAAATGGGCTTTATCCGTTTGGTATTGACGAGGAAGGAATATTCTATCATTATGGGCATCATATATTCAAGGAAGAAAGAATGCTCTCAGAGGATATACTTGCAACAGACTGGGAGGAGGTGTAAGGATGAAGAAGAAAATATTGACCCTCACCATCGACAAGCAATGGTTCGACATGGTAGTATCGGGCGAAAAGAAGGAAGAGTATCGTATTATTAAGGGTTATTGGGCAAAACGACTTCTTTTAGTTCGCTCAGAACTTGAAGAGCCGTTTGAGAAGATGAGTAAAGAATGTGCTGAAAATTGGGATAGTATTAGCATAGAAATGGCTAAGTATTGCTTTAATAGCCCATACTACAAGACTGCGCCATACACCAACATCCTCTTCATCAATGGCTACCGCAAGGATAGTCCACGTACCGAAAAGGAGATTGAGAGTATCACCATCGGTAAGCCTAAGAAAGGCTTATGCCCCGACAAGTGGCTTGATACTGAGTTTTTTATCATTAAATTTAAGTGATATGAAAGTAAAGAATTTACCAAAGAAGATTTATCTCAATATCTGTAGCAATGAAGATGAGGTAGATTACAATGAGCTGAACGGAGTAACGTTCAGCACAGAAAAGGTTGGCGTTACTGATTGCGATACAGAAAACGTTCCTTACGTGAATGCTGCATCATTATGGCACGACCTAAAGGAAGAGAAGCCACCATTTAAAAAGTGGGTAATGTTCCGATATAGTGGAGGTGGCGTAAATCCTACTGCTCTTCACTATGGAGCAATGAGTGACGATATATGGGTTGTCACAAGAGGAGACGGAACACAGCGTATAGAAACTCTGTACGATTGCTACGATAAGATTGAGTGGTTCGATTTTGATGAACTGAAATAAGTT